CAGCGCTTCACGGATCGCCTTGCTGTCACGCCAGCGGAGATATGCACCCCAAAAGCCGAAAGCAACAAAAAAAATGAAAGTAAGCACAGCAAGGATAATTTGCCCGGTTGCGGCTCCAGCCAGTGAAGCGCCGCCAGTTGTACCCGTTGCCATATTCAGAAACTCACGCATAATCAGATCCTTAATTTTAAAGTTTGTCAAGAGTCTGGATATACTATACGCAAAAAAAGAAAAAGGCCAGCATTTAGCCAGCCTTTCAAATGAAATGTAAATTGTGTTATCCGATCATTTCAGGATAGAACATGAATCGACCGATTTCACCGCATTCTTTATCGTAAATGATAACAGCGGCGCGACGGCGTGAACGCCAGCCACCACGCGCGGCGTATGCATCTTTTGCCGCCATAGTGCTATGCACTTCAACGATACCTAAACTCGTTTCTGTTACCGTTTGATGGTGCCAGTGTCCTACGTGTGCATACATCGCGTTAGACTTCCCGAAATCCTCCCGCCAATCGGCGGCGCACATCATCATTAACGTTTCCGGCTTGCGTACCGTGTGACCGTGATGATATGCCAGGAAGGTTTTTCCGTACTGCGTGTGATGCACAACGCGCGGAGATACATCAACAAACACGCGAGGCTCGTTTTCGTATGCCGCCGCCATTGCAGCGCGTAACCAGATCATGCCGCTTTGGTCGTGGTTGCCCTCGATAATTTGCACCTCAACCTCTTTATGTTTCAGTAACATAGTGCTAATTGCGCGGCGCGTTGCCCGGATAGCAACATAAACCAGTTTTGCGTATCGTGAATCCTGATCCAGTACATGCCCACTCGCTGGAGTGACCGCCTCTAATCCGTCGCTGTGTAGCATATCGCCACCAATCAGCAACACAGCTTTCTCACTGTTAGGCGCTTTACTCACGGCATAATCAAAGAAGCCGTTCATTACCTTTTCCGCCGTCGCTGTGTCCCAGTTTTCGCCGCTTTCATGCTTGTGCGCCATTGCGCCAATGTGCATATCAAACACAGGATAGAAAGCAAGGGTTTGATCATAATTCTGATTTACTTCCGGCTGCGCTTCCAGGCGTGGCACTTCTTCCGAAAACGCCGCCATCGCCGCTTGCATTAGAGCCTCTAATTGCTCTTTGTCTTTGTGCGTTTTAATCCAGGTTAGTTTTGTGTTTCCGTCTTTATCGACAAGTTTTGATTCACCGATTACCGCAAATCCTGGCGATCCGATTGTTGTTGTTTCGCCTAACTTAGCAAGCCGCGCCGCGCGTCGCTCAACTGTACGAATATTTAAGCCGTATTCCTCTGCGATCTGCTTATAGGTTTTCCCGGCTTCACGTTCAATCTTAAATTGTTCGTCTGTAATCTTTACAACCTTCATCAAAAAATCCTCTTTAAGTCATGATAAACCAGTACATGATACCCAAACCCAAAAGCGGCGGCAATGGAATGATAGACATGTAGAATAATGTTTTCATTTCAATCTCTTCTTCTGCTCTTTGGTTTTCTCAATAATCGCCTTACTGTCAACTCTAACCGGAACGGCGGGAACACGGTAAACCTTGCGCGGCTTTTCGTTCACATATGCCATTTCGTCACCAACAATAACGCATACATCCGATATATCGAAATACTTTGATATTAAGGCGATCCCTTCATCCAGACCGCCTTTCTTTGCTAGCTCCCAGGTTTCGCGCTTACCCTGTGATATCTTCATACATGTAAACCCCTTCTTTATACATTTCCTCATACTGGCAAACCGGGAGATAACCATATGCGGCTTTGAGATAAAGAATTGCGATAACCTCAAATAACCCGTCTTTTTCCTCAATCGCTTCTTTAGCAATTTTCTGAGCAAGTTTAAGATATTCGCGGCTGATAATCATTTTGTATTTCCTCGTTTCGTTTCGTTGAGGCAATTATGCCCCACTTGCGCGGGGCGGTTTTAACAAAAAGTGCTATTTAGTGAGAAATTCGCTTTTTTAAATCATCCCACATTTCTTGCAAGTCTGCCGCAATCTTGCTTTGCCATTTCTCGATCGGCATAGCTCGCGTTTCTTCAAAGCTCATATCTAATGCGCTTGAGAACTCCCACGGATCGCACTCAATAACATCTTTTACGTGTTGGTTTTTGTCTAGCGCTTCGCACACCATAGCGCGATATAACAACCATTCGCCAGTTTCGTTTAATAATACAGGGCGCTCATTCATTTAGAAATTCCTCGCTTTCAGTCGTTTAGATTTTACGGATGGGCAAATCTCTGTGATTGGTACATAATGCGTCTGTTGCGTTTCACCTTCTTTTAATTGGCGCATTACGAAAATCACACTCCCTTTATTATTTCCGCTAACGGCTTCACCAGTCAGGCCAGAAATAAACGACACTCGCCCATTTCTGGAATATTGTTTGCCGTCCTCTTCCCACGTTTCGCCAGTAATCCAGATTATTTCGGCGGCGTGTTTTTGTGCATCCCTAAACCATGCCGTGGAATTATCAGCGGGTAACAGAATATCGATCTGATTACCGTGTTCCATCTGCTCGATTGCCTTTAAAACAAATGGATCTGGATTAGAGTAAGGCGGGTTTAGCCATACGTGTTTGTTACTACCCCACCAACGCTTTAAACAGTTGGTTTCCTTGCTGTAAAACTTATCACACTTTTTATTTCCCTCACTAGCGGCGGCATCTAGATCATATTCACCGTAGCGCCCAACCATATATTCAACAATTTCATTTGGCGTTTCCCACAAATCGCGCACAACGTCAGGCGTATTACTTCCGGCGTAACGGTTGCCAGTAACTTTATAATAATGGTTAGGGTTAACGGCCTGGTAGTGACCGCCAGTTACAAGCGCGTTTGCAATATAATTTTCTCGCTCTAACTGTTCAAAAGTCACGAAAGCGTCATTAGTGTCTTTATCTAAAATATCCTTAGCCATTGTTTGATCCTTTTATTAGTTGAATTTTTCTGCGTATGCATTAGCCCACGCTTTAGCCTGGCTTGGGTTTTTATCTCCCATCGCATCAGCGTTTACTTTTGCAATTCCGATCCCGTAACGAGCGGTTTTTGATTCTTCATAATCCAGTCCGTCATTAAACATTTTTACGCCTTTTGCATAAAAATCCCCTTCCGTGTAAAGCACGTTAAATTCCTGCTTTGCAACCTTATATCGAATGCTTTTTGCGCACTGAGATTTAATCTCATTCATCATGTAATCGCGCGCTTCCACGCTGATATCATATTCGTTTTTGCTGGCGTAATTCAGCGCCGTTGAATATGCGGTGTTTGCGCAGATACGTGTATTTAATTCAAAGTCGATAACTTTCGGTTTATTTTCCTGGCTCATGTAGCCAAACCAACCAGCGACGATGATTGCAGGGATAGCGAGTGGAAGCAGTTTTTTCATTTTTAAATACTCGTTTGTTTTCGTTGTTTGCATTATGCCTGATTAGTTATCAGGCGTTTTAGCAATTCGTGCTATTTGTTGGAATCTTCCAGTTTTTGAACCCAATCGGAAACCTCTTTGATCCCCATTTTGGATATTACTTTCCCGTTAAACTCCGCCCTCTTTTTAGCGTATCTCACGGATAACGCTTCCTCATAATCAAGACCGTCGATAAACATGCTGCCAGCCGCTTTTAATGTTTTAGGCTCCCTGGCTTTCTCACCGTTTTCGGTGTAAACGGAAAGTTTGCATTGCTGCGAAATAACAAGATTCACTTTCCGCTTTGCCTTGTCGCTTAATTCGTAATCGTTTGTCTTGATGAAACCCGCCGTTGATTGCTTTGTCGTCTCTATGCATACCTTTCGGTTTAGCTCAATGTCAATCGGATCTTTAACCATTGAGTCAATAATTCCTGGAGCTTGCCAGGCCGCAACTACAGCCGATATTACAACCGCCGCCGTGATTAACTTCTTTTTCATTTCGAAATCCTCATTTCGTTTCGTTGAGCACATAATACAAAACCCGCCGAAGCGGGTTTTAACAAAAAGTGCTATTTTGTGGCATCCTCGATAGCTTTTTTCACCTGATTAACGCCGTAGCACAGCGCCGCAAATCCTCCGCACTTCCTTACCCATCGCAAGAATTCTTTTTGCTCCTTGCTTACTTTCGTTCCCTTCTTGTTGGCCTTTTTTAGCTCTATGGCTATGAACGGATATTTACAGCCAATAAAACCAGTCAGGATCAAGATATCGCTCACGCCCTTCTTTACTCCGGCTTGCTGGTCTTGCACCGCCTCACCAATCGTTTTCTTTCCCTCGTTTTTCGTGTGCCAAACCAGCCACGAGGGATGCGTGTAAGTGATCCATGAATTAGAATCAACCTGGTGATATTTCTCCGTCCTTGTATCTGGATCGTTCTTGTCGTAATACTCCAGGTAATCGCCTTTGTCAGTAACCATTATCAAAACTCCTTCTGAGCAATCAAATCTTCACCTTTCCCGTTTTTGCGATGGGTAACGCGAACCGGGCGCATAAACTGGTTTGCATAGCTCATAATCTTAACCGCATTGCGGCACGTTACAAGGTAGTTTCCAGTGTCGCGGCCTATTACGTGCGTTCTCACCGCTTTAGCCCAAAGCGTTTTACAGATCTTGCGATCTGACTCCGGGAAATACTTTTCGTATGCTTTGAATTCTACGCCGCCAACGTCGCGCAACGTGTAGCACAACAAGATCCCTTTCTGGTTTCTGGTCAATGCCACTTCAAAGTTTAGAACGTCGCACCAATCGTTTTTACGGTACATTTTGCCGGATAGGTTGTTATTCGGATCGCGTAACGACACATCACAGCAACGGCAAATTCTAGCCGCCACATCGTTCTTTGCTCCACAACCTTTTACGATCACTTTCTTTGTTCGTTCATCAATCTGATCCTCACAGGTTTGGAACGTCCAAAAATACTCGCAGCGATTCCCGTTTAAGTCCTCATGCATACAGCGCCGCGCGTAAAAACTGTTTTCCGTTCCGCAAATCGGACACTGCTTTGTGTCTTTGTTCTGGTACTTCCTCAACTGGTATTGCGCTTGCTCAAGCATAGGGTTGAAATACAGCGCCCCCATTTCAAACATCGTTCCAGAAAAATCAAGAACAAGGTGATCATCTTTTACCATGCCCAACTCTTTCTTATGGTACGTTTTCAACTGACGCATACCACGGCCTAAAAGCTGAACCAGAAGAGTGAGGCTTCCGATCTTACGCAGGATAACGGAAGTATCCCACGGCGGAACGTTCACACCAGTTGTTAACGCCTGAACCTGGAAGATGTATTTAACCCGCCCTTCATAGGCATCTTCCAGCCATTCGCGGCGCTGTTTCTCGCCAGTTTTCCCGGTAATGATGTGATATTTCGTACCAGGCGGAAGCGCGGCGGCGGCTTCCTTGCAATGCCTTTCATCTGCACAAGTCACCAGGGCGCAAATTCGCTTTTGCATAATGTCATGAACCATCGCCATGATTTTTTGCGTCATTGTGCCTGATTGGTGAATCTTGTCACTCATTGCCTTTAGTTGCTTCTGGTCATAGTCTGCAACGCCGAATTCGTTTAGCGGCTTGAATTCGTCAAGGTCATATCCCAGGTCGCCAACGTTGCCGAAATGCGTTTTCACAACCGAACCGAATTTAACAAGGTAATCTGTGTTAATGTCAGTTACCTGCTCACGCCAAAAGCCCGGAATTTTTGGATCTTCAACAAGAATTGGCTCAACGCCGCGAAACTCTGATCCTGTCATTCCGAAAATGCGCAACTCATGCCCGTATGTTTCACGGCAACGGCGGCGCATTTCAAAGATGATTACCGTGTATTGGCTCCGCCCCGTACCAATCAGCGACGGATTGCCATCAACTGGCTCACCTTTAGGTGTCATCATTTGATCTATCGTTTCGCCGTTTTCCTCGGCTTCCACAATGTCATTCCAGTTTACTTGGTGACATTCATCAATCCCTATTACGTGCGGCACGTAGTCACCTAACGCTTTATTCAGGCCATTAATAACCGTACCTTCTGAGCCTACCACGATCGGGAAGTATGCGCTTTTGGTATTCAGGCCAGCGCAATAAACGGAATTAGGCACACCAAACGCGCTAATCTCCTTTGAATCCTGATCCACGATTTCAGACTGACGCGCAAGTGTTAACATCTTTAAACCCATCTTGCGACACTGCGCCGCCACCATAGCAAAGATGATGGTTTTACCAGCCGATACCGCCGCTTTTACAAAGAAAGGATGCTCATATTTGCTAAGGCGCTTTGCGATTTCTGCATAGGCAACGCATTGATAAGGGTAAGGAACAATTTCACCAACCGTGAAGCGCTCCTGGATAGCCTTAATGCGATCTTCTCCCAGGTTTGCAATCTGTTTTTCAATGCTAAGAGTCATTACTGAAATCCTTTACTAAAAGCTATTTGTTGCATATCATACAGCAATCCGATGATGTTTTTTAGCAAAAAGTGCTATAGGTGAAAATATGAACGAATTAAAAATTGCGGTATCAACCGGAGAAGTAGACAAGCGAACCATAAACGGGAATAACGGTACACGACGCGGAAAGGATAAGCAACGGCGCAAACCTCTATCTGGTTACTTTGTGTTGAAAGATGAAGTTAGAGCCGGGCTTCGCGCTCGCCTTGAGGAAGTCATTGCATATTATGGCGGTCAAGCAAAGTTAGCCCGTGAAATTGGCGTGACAACAAAGGTTGTTACTGGTTGGGTTGCTCGCGGCATGATTTCCATCAAAGGCGCTGAACTGATCCAGAACGATTACAGGCGTAAAGGGTTTAGCGGTTTCCGCGCTAGCTACTGCCGCCCGGATATCAAATTTAACACTAACGGTAAACACCTGGAAAACCGTTGCAGCAATCGAAAGATGATGCGCATGGTTACTCGTGCGGAGGCCGAAAGTCGCGGTTATCTCCATCCGTATAATGAATTACGCGCAATGTCACCGGAAGAGCGGGAAAAGGAAAAGGCGCGGCGCAAGGCAGAACGAGATCGTAAACGTGCGGAAGCGAAAGCGAAAAAGGCGGTTGTTGTGCTGGATAGCACAGATTGCTAAAAGTCACAGCCTGGAATGGTTTAACATCATCCCAGGCTTTTTTATTGGAGGAATAACGATGCATTACCAGAAAGAAGAAGTGATCCCACGTATGCGCGGGATGTGGCAAGCGGCATTGATGAAACTTTGCGATCTGCCTCACTCTACTTTCAACGGCAAACATCAACCTTGCCCGTATTGCGGCGGTAAAGATCGCTTTCGTTGGACTGACAAAATCAGGGAGAAAGGCGACGGCGGCAACGTGTGCAACCAATGCGGCAACGATTCCGGGATCGGGTTGTTCATGCGTATTCGCGGTGAAAATTACAGTGAAGCAATCGACACGCTAGGCGAATGGTTAAACCTCGTTCCGGTTGAGGTGGTCAACAAAGCGAACAAAGCCGCGAAACGTGATTCTGGTTACAAGTTCGGCGCACAGGCTCCACATGAAAAATGTGTTGAGTTGATGAATAGAACTCAAGCGGTAGGTGCAACGCCTCTAAGCATGTTTGAGGGTTTCTATCTTCCAGATGATGAAATGTACCAGGTAGGCGTAAAACATCACGAGAACGGCGCACAAGAAGTATTTCACGCTATCCCTTGCCATATGGTGCATAGTGATGAACTGGATGAAGAAATGTGTAACGTGTTGCTGGTTGATGAATTTGGCAAGTCTAGATTTTACGCAAGAGATTATACTCGCGGCTCTGTTGCGGTGACTGGTAAGACGGATAAGACGATTTACCTTTGCGTTGATTGGGTGGATGCTCAACATATCTATCTAGCAACCGGGCAAGAAGTTTGGGCGTGTTTCCATCCGTCCAATATTGAAATTGTGGCCTACCGCTACAAAGGAAATCGCAAAATGCGCGTTGTGTGCAAGCCAGATGAAACGCACACACTGATTGCAGCGGAAGAAAGAGAACTTGATGTGATGATACCAATCAGAGGAAATTACAAGAACGGCATCGAAAGGAGGCTTTACAAGGCCAGCGACTTGTTATAATATTCTTCTCGGCTAATTATTGTTGTGTTGGTTGTTATATTGTCTGTTGTTATCGATTCTCGTTGTTATAACGAAACCCGCCCCATAAAGGCGGGTTTTTTATTGCCTGTAACAAATGGCTGTTGCATAATAACGACGTACATTAATGAACAACAAAACGAGGTGAAGTTATGGCTTTATACAGACAAGGAACGGCATCACTAGACGCTAACGGCTTAATCACTGGTGTTGACACAAAATGGCGTGATCCGCTTTCTCTGATTCGCACAGGTGCAACAATCATTTTCCTTGAGCCTGAAATTAAACTTGCGGTAATCAGCCAGATTATCAGCGACACTGAAATGATGGCGATTTCAACCGATGGCGCAACGGTGGCGGGTAGCAAATACGTTATCCTTCTGAACGATTCCCTTACTGTTGATGGCATGGCGCAGGACGTAGCCGAAACGCTCCGCTACTACCAAAGCCAGGAAACTGTAATTGCGGAAGCGATTGAATTCTTTGAAAAGTTCGATCTGAAAACGCTGCAAGAACTTGTAAAGCAGGTTACTGACGCAATCCCTATCGTTGAGCAATCAAAGCAGGAAGCAGCACAATCAGCACAATCGGCTTTGACTTCTCGCAATGAAGCGGAACAACTGAAAACCGAAACAGGCCAGATTAAAGCGGAAACGGAACAACTCAAAAACGACACGCAGACTATCAAGACCGAAACGGATCAGATCAAGACTGATACACAAGCAATCAAGGATAGCGCGTTAACAGAAATCACAGCCGTGAAGGATAGCGCCGTAACGGATATCACAGCCGTTAAGGATTCAGCCGTTACAGACGTTACCGCCGTTAAGGATGCCGCAAACAAAGAGATCGCAGACGCTAAAACCGCCGCGACTCAGGAAATCGGAACCGCGAAAGATTCAGCATTGCAAGAAATGAATGTTGTGTTACAGGATTCCGTTGCTGCTGGTGATCGCGCAGAAGCTGCGGCAAATGCTGCCGATGCTGCAAAGGCTGGCGCTGAATTGGCGCGTGATGAAGCCCAGGGGATTGTTGATCAGGTTGAGCCTGAAAATCTGCTTAAAGCAGATCAGAACCTGGCCGATGTGCAAGATAAAAAAATTGCACGTCAGAACTTGGAAGTTGATCGCCTGGTGCAAACGGATTCATCAACATCTTTAAAAGCTGGTGATTTCCGCATTGCTATCAATACTGGCGGAGGCTGGGGCGCTCTGGATAAAAGCAATCAGTGGAAAGCTCTTGCGGTTGCTCAAGGTGGTACTGGAGCGTTAACTGCTGATGATGCAAGGATTAACTTAAAGGTAGATCGATTAAGTCAGTGGTCTAATGAAACATGGCTTTATAACGCTAACAATTCATTGCGGGTTGGAATGACAGCTACAGAATGGGGTTGCTATAGCGATACTTCTAAAGCATGGGTTGCGCTTGACATTTCTAAGGGCGGTACTGGTGCTCTTGATGCTGCTGGTGCGCGTAAAAACCTAGATGTTTACTCAAAGAGCGAAATCGCATCGAAGGTTGGTAGCTCAATGGTAGTCACCATGAGCATGAGCAACACGCCAAATGCTGGCGCATGGTTTAAGATTGCAAGCGTTACAATGCCGCAAGCCGCATCAACTGCGCTAATTAGTATTGTTGGTGGGCCTGGTTTTAATGTTGGTAGCTTCAATCAATGCCCAATCACTGACATTGTTTTGCGCACTGGTAATGGGAATCCTAAAGGTCTTAATGCGGTAGCTTACATTCGAAATACTGGTGACAATGGAATAAACAACATTTGCGTAGTGAACACTAGCGATGATAACTACGATGTGTATGTTACCTTTACAGGTAAATATGTTACTCATCTTTTGGCTTCTGCTAGTATTACCCCTGGTCGCGGAACCTTAACGCTTCATGCATCGCCAGAGTATAGCGAATCAAAGCCAGCTAATGCCGTTAATGGTAAGATCATGGAGTTGGGTAGTGGCGGCGGCGGTGGCGGCTATGGCTGGGTTGGTAAGGTTGAATGGCACATTGCCGCAGGTGTTCCAGTTCCTGGTTACATTCACGGCTCAGGGCAGGTTATCAACCGCTCAGAAGTTCCTGATCTTGTTCGCGCAATGAAAGCCGGGTTAGTGTTCATTACCGATGAAAACACGTGGTTAAGCAATCCTAGAATGCGTGGGCATTACACGTGGGGTGATGGTACTAATACCATCCGAGTACCGGATTACAACGGCGTTCAATCTGGCTCATACGCCGCTCCGGCGCTTCGTGGTTGGTTGTCTGGTAACGATGGCGTGATCAATAACGCTTACGTTCCAAACCTTCATACGGTAATGAGGCAACGATCTGGTATTCCTTCTGGTACGATGAACAATACGCCACCAGCTATTATCGACGCAAACACATCACTTGTTACCGTGACGTATAACACGTCTCAAAACCGTAACGGTATTGCTGTATCAACAGCGCCTACCTACACGAAAGGCTATGATATCGACTTTAACGCCTCTCGTTATAGCAGTGTTTATCGTGATGGCGTTAGCGATTTGTCACCAAACGCCATTAACGGTGTATGGTTGATTAAAGCGACGGGGCGACTAACAACCGAATTAGAAGCCGAACCTTCACCAGTTGCGCATTCTGCGGAATTGGAAAGCCTACGAAATGAAGTTGCAGAACTAAAGGCGCTAATTAGGGCATTTAAGTAACAACTCATGAAAGCGCGGCTACGGCTGCGCTTTTTTATTTACGCTTACACAGATTCACAGACGCAGACAAAACAACTGATAACCATACTTTTCTTTCGTTGTCAAGTACCGAAAAAGGAGTAGAATTTGAGTTGTAGCAAGGGGCTACGCAATCAATGAGAGGAAATAAAAATGTCTGATATGACTCTGTTACCCACTGGCGGTATGGGCGGCGAGGCTGGCGCGGCTGGTCTTGGTGGTGCGGTCGGCGGTCTGATCGGCTCGTGGTTTGGTAACGGCTTTGGTGGTCGTGGCGGCTGGGGCTACGGTGGCGGCGGTGGTGATGGTGTTGCAATCGGCGTTGGCGCTAACGCCATGCTCGACGGCATCAACAACATTCAAACCGCTGTTAACGGCCTGGGGCTGCAAACCCTTCAGGGGCAGAACGCTACCAACATGACCGTTGAACGCTCCGCAACCTCAACCTTTAACGGGCTGTCAAACCAGAACACGCAAGCAATGCTGGCAAACGTGCAAGGCTTTGCGGGGCTGAATACCGCGATTAGCCAGGGCGTAAGCACTATTGGCAATGCGATCTGCGCTCAGTCCTACGAGGCACAGCGTTTGGCTTATGAGGCTCAGTTACGCGATCAATCGTGTTGCTGCGAAACTAACCTGAACATCGAGCGCCAGGCTAACGCCACCCGCGATCTGATGCGTCAGCAATTTGCCGATTCTCAGGCTGTGCTGATCTGTGACCTGAAAGACAAACTCCGCACTGCGGAATTTGCAAACTCTCAGCTTGCACAGACTGCCGCACTGAACCAGCGCATTAACGAGGTGTACCAGTTGATTAACTTCAAACTGCCTACCCCTCCAACTCCGCCAGTTGCATAATTGGCACTAACTAAAAGCGCCTACGGGCGCTTTTTACAAGGGGCTGTGAAATGAGAATCCACGTTACAAGCTATAAAATGCCGCGCGTCAAACTACCGCGAATCGTACTAGGATCAGATTCTGATTGTGAACACGATCCGGTTTTTGACCATGTTCATGAGCGCATGGAGCATCACCCCGCAACCTGGGATTCACATATGGGAACCAACGAAGGGGCGATGGCAATCGTAGAAATGGAATACAAAGAGCTAATGGCTCGCAAGGCGGAAGGGTCAAAAGCTGGAATTAAGAAAGAGCTAACTGATCTAGCCGCTGCGTGCTCTCACGCTCTTAAAATGATGATGTAAATAGGAGGCCGATATGCAAAGCATAAACAATGGTGTTGGTGTTACCCAATTCAACGGTATGCGACCAAAAAATAACATTACTATAGGCGGGGTAAACTGGAGCCTCCGACGCGATGCTACAGATTCGTCTATGATGTTCCCACATCAAAAGGTTAGCTGGTTAAACGCCGGATGTGAGCCTTTGAGCGATGGTAAAATCCATTACTGCTGGATTATGGGAGTTATTGCCCCAACGCCTGGGACGCTTGAGCGCCCTGTTAATGTGATGTATATCGGTTTCCACCAACAAAGGATTATGATCGCGCCGCACGCAGTTACAGCCGCTGATCTGGATCGTATGCACGTATATGTGAGTGACGGATCAAACTTTGTTGGGGAGTTTGTAGGTAAATTCCTGGGAATTGAGCCAGAAAATCACGTAACGGAAAGGGCTAGCATTAGTCCGTGGCCTAACATGGCAACGCAGACGGGCGAGCCGGAAGCGATTCAAGATCAGAAGCAAACAAAGGCGGAGGGTAAATAATGAATAGATCAGAAGGTGTTGCAAGCGTCGTTAATCACCTATCAGCGCGAGCAAGAAAAATTGCCGATGATGGTTACAGCAAGGCCGATATTCTAAAATCAGCTATGGCAGATTTAAAAGCTCTTGGCGGTGTCGCGGGGATGCTTGGGATCATGGCAACTGGTGATTTGAGCGAGAAGCAAAGAGAATTAGCTGAACGCCTGGCGGTTAAGGTTATCGCTTTCTTAGGCATCACAGAATCAGCGAAATAAAAAAGGAGCCGAAAGGCTCCTTTATTTTTAGAATGGGATATCATCGTCAAAATCCATCGGCGGCTGATTGTTTGATTGCTGCCGTGGCGCTTGTTGCTGGCGTGGTGCCTGGTTTTGCTGTGGATCTTGACCTGCTCCGCGCTGGCTGTAAATCAGTTTCGGGAAGTCGCCAGCCTGTAACGTGTTGTAAATTTTCCCTTCATACTCGCGAGACTCAATGCGCAGGGTTTCACAGGAGATAGAAACCACCTTACCAACTTGAAACGCTTCCGCATACCAGCCGTTAAGACCATCGGATTTCGCGTTAAAAAAGAACGTGTAGTTCGTGTAGTTCCAGTTTCCTTCGCGGTCTTTGTGGCGCTCTGACATTTCGACGATGTAAAGCGTACCGTTTGCCGTCTGCTTAGTGCGTGGAGCCTTGCGAATTTCGCCAGTGATAACATGCATTGTATTTTATCCTCTTATGGGGCGTTGCCGCCCCGTCAATTATTCAAAACTAGTGATTGATTGAGATTCTACAGTTTCCTGTTTCGGCTGGTCAACCTCTTTTACCGCCACGTTTGCGGCTGGTGCTGCCGGGTTAAAACCGCGAGCCTTTCCGATCTCTAATTCCGCCTTTTTCGCGTCGTAATGCTCTTTGATTACAACACGGCTTGCGGCATCACTTGCTTTGTAAGCTGACTTAAACACTTCTTGCAAGTCTGTTACATTGTCGCACTTATCTAAATCACGCTTCCAATCTTGCGCGGATTTAACGGCAATTTGCGCGTCGTCGTCTGCCTGGCTTAAACCAAACGCCGCCGCCAATGCATAACGCCGCCCGTAAGTGAAAGCCGAACCAACGCCTTGAGGGTCGTTTTTAACAATGGGAATATCAAAATAGAATTTCGCCCACTGACCGGAAACATGCATTAGCGTTGTTTCAACGCGCATCGTATTTTCGATCCGCTCCGCATCCTGCATGATCATTAAGCTGTTATCTGTTAGCGCTGGCGCGATTGCGTCAAGTACGCTATCCAGCGTTGCATATTTGTTTTTCAGGTGGCTGTTTTGACGATCCTTTTTGACCTTCACAAACTGACTGCGCGCCTTGTGAAGTGCTGGCAAAATTTCATCAAACTTTTCTGATAACTTCATTGTTCTTGCTCCGTGTTGGTTGTGGGGCGACTCGCGCCGCCCGTTCATCAAAATTAGTGCTGCTCTGCTTCTTCGTTGTGGTAGTCGATCAGGTTTTGCAACATGATTTCGCTTGCCTGGTGTAGCATAGCTCGAACGCTTTCATCTTTGGTGCGCTTAGTGATAACCATAACCACTTCGTCAAAAGCTCGCGCAACGTCGCGGCAATATTGCATTGATGTTTCGCTCTCTGATGGGTCGAACGGTCGCAGGAATTCACGCTGAATGAGTGACAGGTTTGAAAGAACCATGCCTATATGCTCACGAATTTCTTCTTTGGTGGTTGCTGTTACATTGATTTCGTTAGTCATTTTGATTTCCTCTTTCGTTGTTTGTTGAGCCAATTATACATGAAACAATTGGCTCTTTTTAGCTTTTTGTGCTGTTTTTACAAAAATCCTTTGTATTGCTTACGCACCCAATCAGGAGTATCGAGATCAATTTCCGGCTCCCCGTTTGCGTATGAAGGCCAAATGTCATGCGCCTGGCAAACTGCAAACTGATTGATTACGCTCATATACTGCAACCGTCCTATCTTCAACTGCTCCGGCGTTAATCGGAAAGCGATCGGTAAAAACGGCTCTTTCTTCTCCTGTGCTAGCAGTCTAACGATAATCGGGCGCGTTTCATCCGGGTAAGCCTTTTTGAATAAATCGTGCTGCAACGCCATTTTTAGATAGTAACCGTGATTGAAAGCCAGCCGCGCGAATTCTGCCGGGTTAGCGCTCATGGTTGTTTTGTAATCAGTGATAACAACCGCTTCGTCACAATCCCACTGCTCATAGATTGGCTTTCCGTTGTCGTCTTTTCCGATCTCCTTTGTGATCTTGACGTTGTGCGCTATGTCAACGTGGTCTAAACGAACCTTAACTTTCACGCCGTTGATTGTGCCGAAAATGGAAAGTTCACGCTGTGCCGTTGGTGAATTCATACATGCATTGTGTTCCGGTATCGCTTCCAGTACACGGCGCATATTAACGCAAGCGTCGTAATCTTTCGCCGGGACAAGCTCAACACCTGCCGCTCGTGCCTCACATTCTGCGATCAGGTCAATCAACCAAAGCACGTTTAAATCTTCACCGCAATCAACCATCATTTTGATCAGGTCTGGATATTGCTTGCCGCTAGTACCAGTCAGGCCAAAGGATTTTAACTTCGTCGCTAATGCGGTTTGCGATGTAATCAGATCCTTGAACTCTTCCGGCGCTGGTGCTCTACGATATTCTTTTTCGAACAACTCCTTACTCTGGAAGTTGGTATGTGATTGCGTACCGAAAACTAACGCTTTGCTTTCTGTGCGCTGCTTAAACTTCCATGCTGCCGGACAACCCTGGAAGATATCAGCCAGGCTTGAGCCGCTTACGTACTCCGCCGCCCATCCTTTCGGATCGTGATATTCGTCGTTAGTCAGTTGGTCAAAAGTGAAAACTTTAAAATCGCTCATTTGTGGCTCCTTACGTTGGTATGTCTGCATTGTAGCTATTCGTTGCGTGGTGTCAATACCTTTTGAGTGTTTATTTTGTTTACGAAACATGAAAATCTCACTCATAAACAAAAACCAGCCTGTAAGCCTTGATATTGCTGGTTGTTTCCTTTTGTTTTGCGTGTTTACTGATTTGCGCCGTACCCCATACATATAATCACCCATTACAACATAACCATAACCATCAACCAAACAACCATACCCTACCAAATAGATAGAAAACAAAAGAAACAATACAGATACATATAATAATAATAAACTCTAAGTTATTATATTATAAGGGATTATATTTGTTTATTTTGTTTTTAAACGTTTCGTTTTTCTGCGGAGTCTCCACTTGTGAACACAGGGGAACAAAATAAACAAATTACATGGTTGCCAGTTGTTGCATTTCTCTTTTTCTTGTCGTATAGTCTTTTACGTCAACTACACAAACCAATGAGGAAACAAACTATGAACATGAAATTTATCGTCGCCCTGGTAATTGCTGCCGTTGCTGCTCTTATGATCTCCTTCGGCGCTTTCGCCGCCAACACTTCCAGCGACGGCACGAAAGGCCACGGCGGGACGGGCGTAAGTAACATTGAAAACCAGACCGTGATTTTTGAGGGAACCGATTTAGGCAAATACCGCGCTGAGTGGTCAAAAGGCCGAACCATTGACCCTTGCGATTCTATCCAGAACTGGAACCCTGCATTCTCTCGTGGCACTACGCCGCCGAAATGCGACAAGTAAGCAAAAGAAAAAGGAGCCGAAAGGCTCCTTTTTTATTATCGCCAGATTAGCGTTCTACCTGCTCTACTTGCTGCAAACTTCGATCCTTTTGTGTGATAAGGCCATGCTGTTTGATACTTACTGAGAGATAAAACCCCCATTCGCATATAAACAACGGTATCGCGGTTTGTCTTTGGAATAACAATTCCATTAAAGTTCATCAGCGGAAGAATACCGCCGTCAACCCTTGACTCTAGCACTCGCTTAGTAAACGACCCATCAGACGCAACAAGATCAACAACAACGTGAACGTGAACGCTTGATGTTTGGCTACCTAAGTACATATCACTATCCACCACGCGATCGAAGTTTTCACCAGCGATCGTATAGAAGTTTCTATAGTTCCATGAACTTTCGTTACAAGGTATGTTGTCGGAAACAAGGCTCGGACTCATCTGGACGGCGTAAATGTCACCCTCGATCCTTTCAGCGTAAACCGTACCTTTAAACCAACCATCAGTACCGTAAACAGTCCCTCGCACCGTCATATTGTTAAACTCTGCGTCACCAGCTTTATCAATATTCCATCCGATTTGCCCAGGGATATAGTTGTTAGAGCGGATATACTGACCGATTTTAGCGTTATCAATAGACCCATCTTTCACAACAAGGCTATCAATGAATACCTGGTTGTTTTCGACAACAAAGGGTAGCGTCCACTGACCGGAACCCGAACCAATGCCATTAGAGATCGCGAAACGTTGCGCATCAAAAATGATCATGGAACGAACCGCATCACCAGCGCCTACAAGCTCCATCGACATACCAGCGCTATATTCTTTTCCGTTGTAGGTTAGGCCAAGTTTCACGCCGTATTGTGCGCCTGTGCTTTCCGCATTACTCCATGAGTCCAGCTTCTGGTTTAACGCTGCTTTCTGCCCCTCTAATTCCACGCTCAAGGCTTTATCTTCGCTTGCACGTACTTCCGCCTCGGTTGCTACAGCCTCGCTCACAGTCGTGATTTGAGCCTTAATATCATCATCAATTTCGGCTTTAATTTGGTTGATTGCTTCCGTTCGCGCTTCCGCTTCGTTAGCGACCAACTCAACCATTTGAGTATACTGCGCCCCAATCTTTTCATCGAATTCAACTGAAAGCTGTTGCATTGCAGTAATACGCGCTTCCGTTTCGTTGGCGATCATCTGTAATGATTGCTTAACTTCCGCTTTGCGCTTGCCGTTCTCGACTCGCATCACTCTAACGCTCTTATCGTTTGCAAGTGCGTTTTCAATGGCAGATTCAGCGGCTGAATGGATTTTATCATTCGCCTGCTGTGCATTCTCTTTCAGGTACTTGTAACCCTCTGAGCCTTCAATATCTACCTTGATGTGATCCGTAATCGTGCTTGTGTCAGTTGATGACATACCACGCACAAAATCAGTCCAGGCCGAAACGTTCCCGATACGGTCAACGCTGCGCACTCGATACCAGTTGATAAAACCTGCTGGCAAGATGCTGTGCCAATACTCATGCTGTGGATAAGGAACCAGCGTTAACAAACTTGCCTGATCCTCTAGCGGCTTTCCTGTTCCGTCTGGTGCTTGCTGCAACTCAATGTAGGCAGTATCGCCGGAACCGTCAGGCATACCCCACTTAACACGGATGCCGAAAACTTCATTGTCAGTTGCCGTTAGGTTGATTGGTGCGTTTGGCTCGCCAATTTTACCAGTCAGTGCAACGCTCACAATTTCAGACCATGCTGAGGTTGAGCCAGCCGATGAAACAGACCTTACGCGAACGTGGTAATTACCTGCATAAATACCTTCAACATCCATTTCAGTGCTTGCCGTCTGCGGCGTGTTGTTCCAGTTGCCGTTATCCTTGCGCCACTGCATTTCGTAAAGGCTCGCGTACTCTACCTTATCCCAGGTGACAAGCATCGTTTCAACGCTCATACCCTGAACAACTCGCGAGTAAGACGAAACTTTTACATTTTCAGGTGCAAGCAAAACATCAGGAGGGACAACGCTTGTTGGCCTGTCGTCGATGTTTACGCCATAGTCGATTTCATCATACTTGTTCGGATCGTACTCAACCGCCGTGATAGAGTATGTAAACTCTTCATCGTTATCACCGCGAGAAATACCCGTAACAACGTATTGTTGCAAAGCTACGTCAGTGCGATCTATTGCAAATACCGTATCCGGCTGAACGCTAAAACCGAAACCAATGTTAAGCTCAATAACTTTGCCGTCGCTGCTCACGTTTGCGATGGTGCGTTTTACTGGCTTCCCGTCCGGCTTGTTGATCATGATGAAATCACCAGGACGCGCATCAATTTTAAACTGAGTGAACACCTGCACACCTTGAACCTCTGCGACACGACCGGAAAGATTCAGCGTAAGAGCGCTTGAATAGAAGTTATCGGCAATTGCGATAACGTCACCAATCATCGGGATCATGCCCTCAAGCCCGGTTGCAAAGTTTACCGTTGTGCTGCGCAAGTTGGTTTTCAGAATCCAGCGCCCACGGCGATTTGCCTCACTGCGTCGCGTACATCCGATCGCTGTAATGCTCGTTGGATTGTAACCAAAGCGTAAAGCCGCCTCTGTGTCAAACACCCCTTCAACGTCCTGCTCGTACATGTTTTGTGCATCGTCGAAAGTAACGTTGCATTGCGTGTACATGCTTTTCTCGCTGGCAAACGTGTAATCAAAGTTGCCGTTTACAACGTTGTCATTCGTGAAGATGTAAGCCGGATCGCGTGGCCTATCAACGATGATTGAAAGGCTCTCGCCGTTCCAAAAGCTCATGCCTCGGAAGATTGAGCAAATATCACGGATAAGCTGATACGCTTCAATCTGGCTTTGAATCACAACATCACACAGATAGCGCGGCTCTGTTCCGCCTTTGCCGTCTGGAACCATCTGATCGCAATATTGCGCGGCTTCGTAAATGCTCCACTTGTCCAGTGCAATTCCTAACTCACGCTGATCTAATCCGTAACGCTGGTTAACGATTAGGTCATACAGAACGAAAGCCGGGTTATTAGTCCAAGCCTTTTTCCAGATTCCATCCCAGGTGCCGGAATACGTGCGGCTTTCTGGATCGTAGTTTGTCGGAACGTTTACGATTTTCCATTTCTTTTTAATCGCGATGTTTGGGATCTGGTTAGGGAATAATTCAGAATTGAATTCAACATAAACAAGACCCGTTAACGGATATCTAAATTTAGCGTCTACCACTTCCGCATAGCTATGTAGCTGGATTTTATCAACCACATTTAAACTTGTGCTATCTGGCGTAATACGACTTACACGCAATAAAACGCGCTCGTTAAACGCTGGTAAATCAATTCGTCTTGCGCGGTCATATCCGTTAGTTGTTTTACCGTCGATTGTGTCAGTTAATACGCGCTCATATGCTGCGCCATCAACCGCCATATCAACCGCCCACTGTACGCGCACACCTACTTTATCGCCGTCATTTTCCTGGGTTACACCAGTCGGCATCATAATCTTAACGCGAATTGCGGAAAGGTTATTATTTGTGACGGAAATAACGTAAGGCGTATCTTTCGTGATATCGCGAGCCAGCGTAATTTCGCTTGAGGTATCAGTGAATCCCTTAATATATTCTTGATCCTGTGTGCCTGGTCGAAATTCAGCGGTAACGCCGTTATAGTTTCGCGATCCGTCTGCGTTTTCTACAGGAACATTATCAAGATACAGATTCTTTAAGGAGAATTCTGGATCACATTCTCCATCTGATACAGCCAGAAGAATTTTAATCTTGTCAACGGAAATAAGGTTATCAGGCATTTCATACGGGTTTTTAGGTTTAGAACCGCCTCCCTTACTGCCGCTTACCACATATTCACTCATGAGTTTTAACCTTTTGTGCTGTTTGTCGTGTTGCCATTATACGGACGTAAAAAAACCCGCGCAAGGCGGGTTTGAGATTAAACTTTATCTTCTGGATATGAGCCAGCGGAGAAGATCGCACCGCCTACAGTGCGTAGGCCATACGGGAGCGGGATCGGATTACCTGCCGCCGTTGTGTTCACCGCGCCGCCGAATGCATAGCTAGGCGTGTTCTCTGCACTCTGTGGAGCCATTCGCGAGCCTCCAACCTGCGGGGAAATCATCTGCATTACTCCGCCAAGTACCATTGCGCCGCCCATCATGAACGCAGACGACGCGAAAGCACCCATTGCAGCCAATGACGCACCGCCAGTAAAGAACGCCGTAGCCATGATTACAGCGCCAAATACAACGTTAAATAAACCGCCAGATTTCGAACCAGACGGAACCGGGATGATTCGAATTTCTTTAGCCATTTGCCATGTCTTTTCGTTGTTGTGGTTTACCTCTTTGCCGTCAACGATAACCGCAAATTTCATTCGTGATCCGATCTCACTCTGCATGAAGTCTTTGAACCCCTCCACCTGTGAGGATAGCGCCCGGATTGCTTCCGGGTAGCTGTCAACCGCGAACCGATGGAAAACACCAAAGCGACGACCCAGGGAGCCGGATAACTTGATTTGTTTGATTGTCTCGCTCATTTTAGATCCTTATGTCTGCAAATCATTTTCGTGTGTTCTTGATACCAACCGGAATAAATATCCTCACGCGATAACTTACCAAATGCGTGATGTAGGATCTTGTTGTCGCCTAGATAAATTCCTGCGTGATTCCAAACGGGAGATTGTAATTGCATGATTATCATATCGCCCGGTTGCGGCTCCTGATTGGTTTCAACAAAACCCTCTTTGATGTAATTATCCTGATACAGATTTTCGCCGTGTTCCGGTTTCCACCATTCGTAAGGTTTGCGGAAATCGTTAAGAATAATTCCTTGCTCTTTGTGCCAGGCCATAATAAGCCCCCAACAATCAAAGGAGCCTAACGACCAGGGGCGACCAATCAGCGGCCTAGCTTGAGGCTCGATAATTCTCATATCCCCCTCCGGCCAGGAAACAATGACCCACGAAACAGCCATTTCGTCACAGACGCATAAATCATGGGCGCTCGGAATAGTGCTTGCCCCGTCGCCGCAATGACTATGAACGATTGCGATCGTTTCCCAATTCGGATTATCTTCAATCTCAGCGTACTGCACCGCATCCATCAAGAAATGATTTTCTGGATCATCATGCACATTATCAACCCTGTGATATTTCTGGACACGTGATTTTTGAGTGACAACCCCGCAAGCCTCGCGGGGATATTCTTCTTGAACGTGCTGCATGATTTCAAGTTTTATTTTTGGTGAAAGCATATTAACCCCTTATTGGTTTTTGCGTAGCAGTGAAGCAACCGCCGCGCCGCCAAAATCTAATTCTTGATCAGTACCGAAACGCAATTTACAGGCGTTAACAGTTCCGGCGCAAAAGTCCAAAGATGGATCTGTTACAGGCTTATTGTCTTTATCAAACATAGCCGAACCATTATACCCGCAACCTTTACCGGAACGATACCAACCACGCATAGCCCAATAACAAACGCTTTGAGTAATTCGCGATGGGATCATGATTCCATCCATATCATAAGGCGATGTTAAATCAAATCTTACGGCGGTTTGGTTTACGTAGTTCGGACGCTCAATATAATAAATCAGCTTGCGATAAGCACCATCCTGAATAACTCCATCATCGCCCAACAAATCGGCTGGTGCAATCCAGAAAGTTACTTTTGCTTGCATCATTCCGTTATATTCTCGCACCAAAGCAGAAACACGGCTATCAAGGTTTGAGATCGTTAATTGCGGCTTATCTGCTTTGCCGTTACTGGTAAAGTTAATTCCAGAAACGCCGAACGGACGCGCCCCGAATGTTTCCCCCTGAAAGATAATATCTTTTGGCGGTAGCTCTCCGGTTTCACGTGCGATCATTAATTCCTCCGGCGTGTAGGAAATATTTTCCGCATGGAAGCAATATTTACGCGCCCCGAACTTTGAGCCGTCAATTTCAACTAGCGTTACAATCTCGCCAGGGTAAAGGCTTTGTAAGCAGTTACCAAACTTTTCTGTTACTTTTACGGTCATAGAAACCCCCTTTGTTTCGCTTATTATCGCACAATAAAAAAGCCGCGCAAGGCGGCTTTGTGATTAAGTCATAGCTGTGAATTGCTCTTCAAACGTGCATCTAATTTCCTGCGCATCTGGTGAGATTGGCGACGCTGCAACCGTCCCACTTTTTACCCGGTACAATCCTAAAACCCCATCGGGAGCAACCCACAAAAACGGCTTGAGGCGGTGGCTATTCATGAAACTGAAAACTTCCTTGTAATCAGTTCCGGCATACACCACGGAATAAACACGGCGCACCGTGTTAAATCCAGAAGATGCAACCTGTTTGTAACCATTACCGAAAACAACCTCCCTGTCGTTGTTCTCGGTAGTTAACGCCCCGCCGCTATTTTGAATTTGTGTACACCACTTAAATTCATCAAGCGCCATTATTACCCCCTTTTAGCCATTACAAACTCGTAAATTTCGCCGCCCTGTGTGCAAGCGCGTTTCATCATTTCCGTGACAATCATTCTAACGCCCGTTTCCATTCCTTTTGGATCGTTGCCGTTATTGATATCAACGTTGATATCACCAAATGATACAGAAGAGCCGCCGCTAATTGTACCACTACCGCCAACCGATGCACCAACTTGACCGCCGTTAGCGTAGCCGCGCATGAGTCGGTAAAGGTTTTTCGTTCCGATCCGTTGAGTCGCTTCTTTAGTGAAAACGAACTCACCGCCGTGAACAATGCCTTTTGGCTCATACTTGCCGCCGTCGCCAGTGTAGCCACCAGTTGCAAAACCGCTTAACAAGCTGCCCATCGTGATTGCTTTGCCACCCCCAAAGAAGCCGGAAAGTGAGTTAAAAATAACCATCTGCATGATCATCTTCACAATCATCTTAATGATGCTGTTAGCGAAATCTGCAAAGCTAGCTTTCCCTGTTGTCAGAAATTCGGTCATTTGATCGGTTAAACCGCTCAGAGCCGCGCCAGCAATATCACCAACTCCTGCATAAACGTTTTTAGCGTCCTCTTCGTATTCAGCCCAGGCCTTTTTTGCACCTGCTAACCAGTTACCGCGCAAGTTTTCCTCTTCTGCGTAGCGCTCACGAACTTTCTTGATTTCATCTTCCAAAAGCTGATCATCAAGGTCTCCGCCCTGCGCTTGCCACGCCGCCCGGATTTGTGCAATTTCTTGCTCAAACGCAACCACGCGATCGGATTTTCCTTGCTGCTGCTGTTTAATCGCCTCGATTGCCGCCGCTTGCTCTTGAATAAACTTAATGCTGTTTTGCTCCAGCTTGTTTTTGCGCTCCTGCAATGCAATCTGATCGCCTAATTCAGCTTTCTGTTTAGCCATTTCCAGAACCGCTTTCTGCTCGTTAAGCAAGTTTTGTTCACCTGCCGTTAACTTGCGTTTGGTCTGCGCATCTTCCAGAATCTGGATCTGTTTTTCAATGCTCCATAGCGCCTTGCGTTGCTGTGAGATTACATCGTTAACAGTGCGATGCTCTTTCAAGGTGGCTAGTTGAGCCTGTAACACGTAAAGCTCTTTATCTAGCTGTTCGGAAACGCTGCGCCCCGCTCCGGTGGTTTTAGCACCTTTCGCGCGTTTCTCCTGCGCTTTCTGCGCTTCGTCTAACTCACGCTTACGGATCTGAATTAGCTTTTCAGCCTGTGCAATGGCTTCCTTGTCGCCGGATTGCTGGATTGTCTTTGCGTACTTCCGCGCGTCTGCCAAGCGTTGCGTTGCGCTCGCTACCTGATCCGATGCTAAATACTCTTGCTTGATCAGGTCTACGGTTTCCTTAACCTTGCGGTTTCCCTCAATGCGAGCCGTGTTTACTTCTTCCTGTAAACGTTTGGCGTTTTCGATAATCTTCACTACTGGATCAATCGCACCGCCTAGCGCTACAGACTGTTTCCCTTGTTCCGCCCCGGTGTAGTAGTTTTTCACCTCTTCCGCCGCATCGCTCCAGGCGTCACGGATGCCTAACACCTGCAATCTGTGTTGTTCGATATCGGCGTTTAGTCCTCGGAAATCGCTTGAACCCTTATAGCTTTCAACCTTGCGCCGCGCTTCGTCATAGCTGAAACCAACGTTGATTAATTTGTCGATTGACTCACTCGCGCCGTCAGTCGTGTTAATGAACGCTTCGGTTACTTCCTTCGCGGTCTGATTGGACTCTTTCGCAATGTTGCGAATGTTGAGCGCCAACCGATCAGCGAAATCACCAGTTAACCCTAAACCATCACGCACAGCCTCATTTGCTTCTTTGATTTCGTTTCGCGCTTTGATGGTGGCAAACGCTAACGCGCCCAGGCCAGCCGCCGCAAGACCGATCGAAACATTAAGCGGGTTAAGGTACGATAACAGAACCTTAAACGTGTTGCCGATGCCGCCGAATGAATCCTTAATTTGCCCCCCTTGCTGGATCGCAACCATCCACACAGGCATACCAGAAGCAAGCGACGTTACAACGTCAGTGATCTGCATTGGTAACATCTTCATAGCCTGGCTATATTGTCCAGCGCTAATCCCTGTTAGCTTCATCTGCTTTTCTTGCGCTCTCAAGCGCTCAACAAATGGCGCTGCCTCTGCGCTTACTCCTAATTGCGCGGCTTTCATTTCCAGCAATTCGGCGCGGGTTTTACCTGCTGCTGCGGCTTGCTCCTGCAATGCTGCAATGAATTTTTTCCCTTCCGCAACTGCTCGCGCTTTATTTTTGGATTCCTCCAGCGCGGCGCGGCCTTCTTCCGTTAACGCCTTTTTGGTTAGCAACAATTTATTTTGCTGCGTTTCAAGCATTGAGCCTAATTCAAAAAATGAATCATCCGGCACAATTCCCTTTTTCCAAAGCGTGTCTAATTGGCTAGCCGCTTTACGTAATCGATCCATTTTATCAGCCGTTGGATCGATAGCGCTTTGAATGTTTCTGAATTCTTTATTTTGCTTTGCAAGCTGATCAGCTAATTCTTTAGCTCGCTGCTTTGCCACTTGCTCAGTATCAACAAAATCCTCAACGCTTTTCTTTGCGCCGTCATTCGCCTGTTTAAAGTCCTGCAATGACTTAACGGCCTTGTTTAACTGCTCGACGTTAACGCCAAGTGTTAAACCTGCAAATTGTTCCGCCATAATATAAGCCTCCGATAAAATAAAAGCGCCCGTAGGCGCTTATTTTTTCATGTGCATCATTTCTAGCGCTTTCGCTTCCATGATACGCAAATCATTTAATGCCATTTCTTCATCTTCTATTTTATAGATTCTGAACAACATCGGCAAAACATTATAATCAAAACCGTAAGCACCAGTTCCGGCAGACCTCCATTGTGTTTGCATGGCGCAAAATACATCCCAAGATTGCATCATGCATTCATCAAAAATTACCTCTGGTGGCTCTTCCCCTTCGTAGTCCTCACGGCTCAGGCCAACGGCTTCTAATTCTGCGTCTGTGGGCGGCTTCTGGTAAAACAGATAAACCGCCCGTTTTAGTTTTTTACGCGCTGACCTGCTAACGCTGATAGATAATGACCAGTCAGAGCAAGCGCCGCCGCCGGATAAAACTCAACTAACTGCTTAACGTTTTCGTCGTTAAATTCTTCTTCCAGATCCCAACCAGTAGCAAGTTGCGTAATCATTTCAACATCAGAAATAGGATTTTCAGAAGCATATAGATCTTGAATCTCGCTCGCCTTGCGATGCTTAACGGTAAACACGATCTTACCTTCATCGCCGTTCGGCATAGTGAACTTCACAGGGAGTTTAAAATTAGGCAGTGCGCCCAGGGTAACTTTCATCTTTGCCATGTTCTTTTTCTCCGATAGCACTTTTTGTTAAAACGCGGTGCGTTTTGTTTGATAGCATGATTCTACAGGAATAAAAAAAGGGGCGCAATGCCCCTTGTGATTACTCTGCGGTTGCTGCCAGCGACACAAAGCGACCTTTGAGCGAAACGGAAAGAGAAACGGTTTCCATTTCGTTTACGGTGGTCTGCGGAATGTCGTTGAAAGAAAGAACGCCGGAATAAGAGCGCATTTCTTTAGCTTTCGGTACGAACATGCGCAATGCGGTAACGTCGCCGGATTCTTCCGCGCTACGCAGTAGCGGGTAAATCGGGTTATCGTACTCATGCGCAAAGGTGTACGTAAGGGAGATAGCGCTTTTATAGGTCGGTAACTGCTGTTCCTGGTCGTCGCTCAGACACTGATAAGTGTAATATTGCTGTTCGCCGCCGTCCTGCGCCAGATCCTGAACGCATGGGATCTCAGTCCAAGACGTGATTTTAGCAATAGAAGCGGTAGCGCCAGCCGGGAAAACGTTAACGTTTGTGGTGTCGATCCCTTCAAGGGTAACGCTATTTCCGTTAACAGCCTTTACACGCAGAACTAGGTTTAACAGCTTACCCCAACTTGAAACGGTAACAATCACGTAATCATTAACTTTCAGATCGTCGGCGTTTTCCATCGTCAAAACCGGATCTTTTGCGTTGGTAATCGCGGTTGCTTTAAGTTCTTCGCCGCGCTTTGCTTCCACAAAAATTTGTGAACCGTTAGGCAGATGCATAATTTATACCTCTCTTTTTTCGTCAAATCGAACATAGAAACGAACCGGATAAAACCAGCCAGTTTCCGATTTTTGCACAGGGTGAATTTTTGCCCCTTCATAAATATAACCAGACGATAGCATTTTACCATCATCAAAGAAATCAGCAATATCTTTTGCGGTCTTACGCGCTTCGTCAATGCCGGAGCCTGGCGGGAATATAACAGCGATCTGAACCATTCCGATATAGCTGCGACACTTCCGATCCAGTGAAAGGAAAATAGTGTCACTTTCTTTATAGTCGTATTTCAACCACACGCCGCCGTTTTTAGGCGGAACGAAATCAACGTTTTCATATTGGATCTTATAGTCGCGCTCAAAGTTAACAGCCAGTAAGCGCCGAACGGCAACCGATAATTCATAATGCATTTTTCTTTTTCGCCTCCCTTATTGCCTCGGTCATATAAGAACGCAATCTTACAGCCACAATCCCAAATACACCAGCGGGAGCCTGTTTAGAGTGACCATATTCAAGCGCGTTTGCATAGATTAGCATATTGGAAAAGTAGATTGAACGGATAGCGCCGCCGCCGTGAAGCATGGCATATAACGCGCGTCTACCTTCCGCCTTTGTATCTGCGCCGTCTTTGTCGTACTGGTTAAGCGCATATAGTGGCGGCTTGTTCGCGGTTATCTGCATGTTGCCTTTAAAGCGCCCGGTATCAACTGGAGCGGCATCAACTAACGCGCCGTGAACCTTTTCACCAAAGATTAACAGAACATCGTTTAAGCCGCTTTCTACCTGCTCGATCCACTTGTTAACGTCGCCGTTAAACTGCCTGATCGAGTAGTTAGCCATGAACCGAAACCCTCCGCATAATTGGACGATAAGCAACGGTAATGCTCGTTTGCCTGATTGGTCTTGCTTCCGTGATTACGTATCGCTCGCCGTCAATGATTACATGATAACCGTTCTTTAGCTCCACTGCGTTATTAAACACGCCTAGCTTATCAGTTACCCGGATGTGTTCGCCGTCAACTTCTCGCACCTTTGGAGAACGCACCAGGCCTTTAATCTTCTCCACTGTTTCGGGCTTCTTGATCTCAACGCCTCCAACTATGTTTACGCTTCCCTGTTGCGTGATGCAATCGAATTCCCCGTTGCCGTCACTAAAGAAGTTGATCCCATTGGTAGCCATTCGTGCAATGTTTGCGTAATTCATCGGCAATATCTCCGCACACCAGTAGTTAAACCAAATCCGCCGCCTTTCTTCTTGTTGAGCACTTCAAACATTTTCCCCCACGGCGTTTGCCTGATCGCCTTTCCGCTCGTGTCGTCGCTTACCTTCGCGAAAGTTTGGGAAAATTCACCGCTCAGAGAGAATGAAGAAACGCGCTGTGAATAGCTCTCTACGCTTTCCCCTTCTTGCTTCATTGCACCGTCAAGCGTCATTAGGTGAAGCGTGTAAAGCGCAACGCCTTTAGCGTATGAATCCTTGAAATGATTCTTGCAAACGAATTCTTCCGCAAGCTCAATCCAGGCGCTCAACAATTCTGGATCGATCGTTTTAAATGCTGGTGCAAGTTTGTAAATCTGCTGAACAATTTCATTCATTTTCGTTTACCCCATAAAGAAAAGGGGCGCATATAGCGCCCCGTTTATTAATAATACTCGCCGCCGTCCTCAAGCTGTGCAACGGTCTTGCCTTCGTCTGGATCGGCTTTCTTGCGTTTCTTCACGCGCTCTTTAACTTCTTTGTTCGCTTCGGTGTTATCTTTGATGGTTAGCTCACCGCGAGAAATAAGAGTTTCAAAGCCTGGCAGTTCAAGCAACTTTGCACTTACTTCAATTTCTGCATCCGGCTTAACAACTTCGCCGTCGATAATCAGATTGCAAACACCACTGTTAACCAGAATCACGTTTTCAACTTTAGCCATTTTTGTTTCTCCAATAAATAAAAAGGGGAACCCTTACGGATTCCCCAAATGATATTACACGCCAGTGATTAAAACAAGGGTTAACGGGCGGTAAATTGTCAGACCAGTGCATTTAGAGGTGCAAGGCACTTTAAAGTGCAGGTCTTTTGGCTGCGCTGGCAGCATGTTAAACGCTTCTGGAATCTCGATGCTCATGTTCATCGGATCTTTTTCGTAAACCAGAACCGCTTTTGCACCTGCGCCATCATAGTTTTCCAGTTCGCTAATAGAATCGATGGTAATGCCAGCATTCTGTTTCTGGAAGTATTGCAGGTAGCTTTCAGTGGTTTCCGGCATACGCACAGAAAGAACCTTACGCATTGATGGTGGAATCAGAATGTTGGTAGCTCGGTGCTGGCCTTTGGTCTGTGTTTCCAGGATTTCAATTGCTTTTTCCAGTTCGTCTTGTGCGGTTTCTGGTTTTTTGGTTACGCCGTCCATCCACTTGTTGGAAACAATTTTCGTGATGTTTGGATGATCAAACACACTAGGGATTTTGTGAGGCTTAGAACCTTTAAACACCAGTTTGTTTACAAGCTGATCGTGTGCCAGTTGGCAAGCGTTAGACTTGCGGGTAGACAGAGATTTACCAGTGCGCTGACCTGCTTTGATTTCGTCAATGGAGATCAGATAAGCGTTACCCAGGCGGAACACTTTACCAAACTCGGAAGTCATAAGCGCGTCAACGGTTGGCAGGTCGTCGGTATAATCAGCGATGATTTTTGCGTAACCTACTTTATCGAATACCTGATATTCAAACGTCTTATCGGTGTCGCTCAGTTCGTTAGTAACCGGGAACACACGCAGAGCGGAACCAACCGGATATTCTTTTTCGTAAGCGGTGGATCGGATTTTGTGCAGTTCTTGAGCCGTCCAAATACCCATATCAGAGGCATCGGATTTTACGCCCTGCATTTGCAGGTGAGCGGCAACAACGTTAGCGTCAAATTCATCATATTTCTTAGTGGTCATAATGTTTTCCTCACATTAAAAAGCCGTCATAATAACGGCTTTAATATAGCATTTTTTGTTAAACGTGCAACACCTTTTTGTGTTATGCGGTGAATTCAAACGGAATGGAAGCCTGAACCCCTGAACCGTCTTTAGCGCCCCAATGAATATACACCTTGCCAGCCTTTTTCCCGGTAGGGATAACCATTGCTTCGTTATCTCCAGACTCAACAATAGTTGCAATCGATTCATCACTAATAGAGAATTCACCGATCGGATTGTCTGCGTCTTTTGGTGAAACGGTGGCGGTAATATCGATCACTTTAATGTTACTTTGTGGGCTAGGGAGTGACGCTTCCAGTACACAACCATTTACCAGTTTGCGGCCTTTAAATGCTAGAAACGTGCTACCCTGTTTTAGCTGAACCTCTACGATCCAGAAGATTCCGTTAAATTTCTCCCATCCTCCGGTAAACGTCCAGCCGGAAGCCTCTATTGCGCTGGTGTCCTGCGTCGCCATTCCATCTTGAGTAACGTAAACTTCCGCTAATGGCATCGGCGCGGCCTGAATGGTTTGTGTTAATACCCACGCTCGCCCGTTGCTAGCAATATTAATTGGATCGCCGGAAGAGTAAGCCATATAACCATCGCCATTAGGCGCTGCGTCATAGCAAGAACGGAAAGCCACGCCGTAAGGGATCATGTTTGGCTTTTCGAACCGATCAGAGACTTCCTTGTAACCTTCGTGATTAGATTTAATATGCACGAATTTACCGCAAAGCAAACTTTCAACATCGTGCGAAACAAAACAAGATCCGTCGATGTTATATGCGCTAGAATCGCCAAGCGCCCCAGGTAACTGAACCCCCATTAAATTACCATAATCAGACATTTATAATCCCTCCAAATAAAAAAAGACCGCTATAAAAGCGGCCTTTATATTATCAACTAATTAAACCTGGTGCAATTGCACCTCGGCAAGTTTGATGCCCTGGAAGGTGGTAACGTCGCCCGTATAAGTCCAGCCCGTTACAATAACGCCGCCGTCGCCAGTATTGGCAAGGCCGTTAACGTCCAGCTTAACAGGTGTTCCGTAGGTCTGCGCAACAAGATTTTCATCACTTACACGCATCCAAACGCGCCCCGCAGTCATAACGTTAATGCCGCTAGCTTCTTCGTAGAACATTTCACCGTTCGCGCTAGTGGTCTGGAAGTGGGAGCGAATCGCTACGCCGTAAGGGATGCCGCCGTTAGTGATCTGCTTAACGTCTTTGTGACCATCTACCACTTCGACGACCTGAACACCAACGCCTACCAGAATTCGACCCGCTTCATTAACAACACAAGCGCCGTCAATGTTGTATGCGGAAGTGTCGGAAACCTGCCCCGGCAGCGCTCGCGCCATATCTTCTTGATAATATGCTGGAATAGCCATGTTTATTTCTCCTTACTTGTTAAGTTTGTTAAGACGGGCGTTAGGGTTAAGAGCCTGATCCGCTTCATCTTCTTTGTTTGCACCGGATGCATCGCCCTTAATGGCTTTGCGCTGTTCCGCCATTTTATCGCAATTCTTCGCCAGATCAAACGCGGTTTCAATATAGGCGTCTGCTTTGTCTGCGATATCCGCGCCAGTTACTTCCTTAACGTAAGCAACCTTGATCGCTTTTTCGTCCAGGCCGTCGCACTTAATGCCAACTTCGGTTGCCACCGTTACCAGTTCGGCGCGGGCTTCTGCGTCTGCTTTGACTTTGGCAACTGCCTTTTCGATTTCTGCCGGAATACCATCAACTTTAGTTTTCAGCGCGTCGCGCTCGGCTTCCAGGCTATCAGCTTTATTTTTTGCTTCGGTTGCGGCTGCATTCAGATTTTCAATGTGCGTTGCAACTTCTTTAGGCACATCAAATTCAACCGCGCCGTCGAGTTTAATTTTTACGGTCATTTCGTGATCCTCTTTTTGTGAAATATCATCAACGTCGATATCATACGGGAAATCCTGCTCGCTATCAAGATTCAATTTTGCAATTCCCGCGCGACCTTTGAACACTAGCGCAATATGGTTTACCACGATGTTTGTTTGCAGCGCGTCAAACTTAACCCATCCTTTCGGGATTACTTCGCTTTCCTTCATATCTTCTTCAAAGATATATTCACCAGTTTCATTGCAACCCCATCCAGGCTTATCAATATCAACTGACGTGTAGCCAACGGAAATTTCAGCGGTGCGCTTTTTCTTTGCGCTCTCAATGGCATCTTTAGCATATACGCTTAATGGAGCCTCCACGCCAATACCCGCAGGAACACCAGCACCGGAACAACTACCAACTACAACGTCGCGCGCATTTTCAGGCGTTACAGTGACGTGACCTATTGTGATCGGTTTCCCTGCATAGGTTGCCAGTGAATCAGCCTTGAACACTTCGGAGGCGGGGCGGAATTCCCGACGCTCACCGAAAGGCGTTTGATATACCTGCAAACCAATACGGGCAACAATAGGACGGTCAACAAGAAAACCGTGTTCATCAAAATGCGCTTTCACCTGAACGGAATCAAACCGTTGCACTCTCTTCATTTTACACTCTCCCAATCTGGTTGCGCCCAACAACGGCAACCGAATTCCTCACCAGGGAAAACATGATCCGATTCAAGCGGAATACGTTTCTTTTCCCATCTTAAATGTTTTTCGCGCTCGCGATCATCTAACTGACCGCGCCAAATGTAATACGTAACATTGGCATCAATGCAACGCTGAAACATTAACGCGCTATTCCACGAGCCGACTATACCAGAAACGCGCCTTTGCGCCCACACTTTATATGTTTTGAATCTGCGCTCCATTACCGCATCAATTCTTTTTCGCTCGGCCTCCTGCAATTCCAGATTCCTGATCTGCATTTCCCAATCGTCTAGAATATTATCAACCATCTTCCAGATCGAATTAGAGATCATTTCTTTCCACGTGTGGTACTTCTTAGAATACCAGGTTTCTGACGTTGTAGCGCCTTGACCAATCAGAAGGATTACAGCCGGGTTTCTACTTCCTCCCGTTCGCTTTGCCACACGCAAAAACTCTTTCGTGTTGAATTTGTAGATGGATAGCGCAAAGCCGGGAATAAGAGTAAGGAATGATGCAATCAATTCCTCTGCGTAGCTTTCATTATCCGCCGCCGCATCACTAACCGCATCATCAAATTTAAGACGCTTTGTATTGGCTCGCATCCTAACGGCTAAATCCCTAACAAGGATTTGTAGGGCGCGACTTACGTCGCGCTCTGTAGCCTCTGGATATCGCCAAGAGACATTATTTTGCATTGTTGTTTCCTTCTGTTCCAGGCTCCGGCTCTACGTTATCCGGCTCCGGTAATTCGATATTATCACCGTCTTTAATTTTAAGCTCTGGACAAATAGAGCGCAACGTGTCGCGAGCCTCTTTCAAATCGATAATCTGATCTGTGTGTGCCTTTGATACAGATTCAACGTTTTGCTTGAGGATTTCGGATTTCTCCTTGTCGCTCGGTACGGTCAAAGGCTCGAAAACAACGCTCCATTCTGATTCATTCAACATGAACGGTAATAGGAATTCCAGAATCGGGCGGTAATCTTCCTCACGCTTGCGATCGATTAATTTGTAGAACGTGCTTAACGCTGTATTCTGGCTTGCGCTTACGCCGCCAGTGTTCTTATTCTTTAATACGATCTCATGGATGCCAGTTAATTCAACAAGGCGATCCATTTTCGTTTGCAGGAATTCAGGCACACCGGAAACATCGGAATTAAGCACCTCGTATTCTTCGTCCGTCGCATCAATACCGATTGCACGACCTACGCCGCTTTCGTCGTCTACCTGCGCCAAACGCAACCGCGCCGCATAGCGCCCTTCTTCGTCGTCGCACATTAGAGCCAAATCTCGCGCTTTCCAAACCGCTTGCTGTTTGCGTCGTAAAAGCTGAGTTGCTAACTCATGGCAATAGTTATAATCAACAATCGCCTCAATCAAGCGAGCGTTAAGAACGGAAGCACCCCAGCCATCATTATTGCGTCGCGTCTGGTTTGAAACCTTCTCGCCGTCAATGATGTGCAAGCGCGTGTAATGCACGTAAAATTCTTTGATATCGCCACCTGGTGAAATCTTGTAAATTTTAGGCTCGCCGTATCTCACGCTACGTGCGCTTGTCTCGCGCTCTGAAACTGTGATCTGGTTGCGGTCATAAACTCGAATATCTTCTAACTGCGCTGACGGGTTAACTGGCGATTTCAACATGCGCCCATCTGCCACCACTGCCAGGATTGCGCCGCCGCCGAATAAGCGACCCCAGGCCAAAGCCTCAATGATTTTCTTATTCAGGCGCATACCATCCCAACGAGATTTAAAATCATCTTCGTCTTTTACGCCGTCAACTTTAAAGCCTGGTGTAACCATTTCTTCGGGAATCACATCAATGATTCTTCGCGCCATCCCATCTTCTTCATAGAACGCAGAAAGGGATCGTAATTTGTTTGCAGCCATATAAAATGCTGGCGGCTTAAATTGAGTTTTACCGCCCTTGAAAACTTCGTTATAGCCATCTTCTTTAATGGCTCTTACTTTATTGCTCATGGTTTTCTCTCCAATAAAAAAGGCCGGAATTATCCAGCCTTTTATTTTACACACTATCTTTTAGCCAATCCAGCTAAACGTTTCATGCGGTCAACGGCGTTGTCTGCCAAGTTGATTTCGATGTTAACCACGTCAAAAAGGTTGTCCATGATATCATCGTTAGGGTGACTATCATCATAAGTGAAAGCCGCCGCCTCTGCCAAGAATTCATCGAGCATATGATGCTTCTCCGGCAGAACAACATAACCGCCCTTGATAACTGGCTGTGCGTCCATGCAACGGGTAACTTTGTCTTTATCGCGCTGCACTGGCGTAATCTCGATCGGAAACGCCTTGCGGCAATTCTGGATCAAACCCGTTCCGCTCGCTTTGTCCTCAACGTAGATTTTGCGCAAGTTGCCGCACTCCTTGTTACGCGCCCAACATTGTTTAACAAATGCTTTAAACTGCGTTTCTAACATTGGCGCTTCCCACTTACCGCGAACACCATCGATAAAGTAGGCGCGACCCTTGAACATACCCCAATAGCACAAAACCGAATAGTCGTTTAGCTCACCTTCTTTCTGAGCGGTATCAGCCGTTATCACGGTGTAATCAAAGCGATCCGGTTTAGGCATGGTTGCCTTGTCGCCGCTTCCGTAATACTGGAACCATTCGACTTGAATTGCATTACCTCCCAATGCGATCGGCTCCTGCTGGTACTGTGAAAGGAACGTGTATAAATCTGCATCGCGTAGCGCTTTCAGGTCGTGAATGCTTTCCTTGCTAGGCCAAAAGGAATAATACTTAACGCCGTCGATAATGATGTATTCAGAAGAAAGCACATCCTTTTCAAAGTGTGGCTGTAACCAATCAGGAAGCGATTTCCCGTATTCTTCCGTAACCATCGCCGGGATTGAGATCTGATCAAACTTAACCCCCATTCCGCCGTTCATCAAAAACCAGGTCATATCCTGCGCGTGTAGCCGTTGCTGAATTACGATGATCGGAGTTTCTGAATGTGCGCGACGGGATCGGATTGTGTTCTTCGCGATCATTTGGCCTCTTTCGCGCTTCACCTTTGAAAACATATCATCGGGTTTTTCTGGATCGTCAAGCGTCACACAGCCGGAATATTGACCCGGCGTGATGTAACCGCCACGAGAACCAGTAATCTGACCGCCCATAGATTTACTGATCATTTCCAGGTGAATTTTCCCGTTCTTATTCAGCACCTGAAATTCATCATCCTTGCTTGTGCCAGTTTTCGCCGGGTAAAGCTCTTGCCATTCCGGGCTATTCATCAGATCGCGCACACGCTTACTATTTCGCTTAACCAGCGTATCAGCAAACGAAATATTCAGGTTTCGCACTTTGTCCAGCTTCAAATATGAATACGGCGGAAAGTGGATCGATAATAATTCAGTTTTACCGGAACCTGGCGTTACGTTGAAAATCGTGTCTTTACGTGTGCCATCAATAATTTCATCAATGGCTCTTGCAATATAAAGATGATGCCAATTAGGAATCCACTTTTCCCCCTGCATGATCGGGAACCAGATTTTAACAAAGGTGTCGAAATCGTGAATCCCTAATTGCTTCAATGCAAGGCGTTGCATCTTGTCTAAATCTTCCCAAATCAACATAACAAAACCCCTTACAGTTTGCTCAATACTGACTCTACCGCCTGTTTCATGGCTTCCTCTGTGTTAGCTTCCGCTTCTGCGCTCGCGCTAACGTTGATGGTGTCGCCCTTATCAATGCCAAGCTCTTTTGCGATCATGCTGCTGTTAACCATGCCGTTTGCCGCAAGCTGGTATTTCTGCTCTTTGATTACCTGATCGGCAAATTCCATCACCACATCAAAGCCGGGAGTTTTGCGCCATTTCACAATAGCGGTACTTGAGAAAGAGCAAAACAACATAAGCGCCGTCCAGGTAAAAACGCGCGGCTTGTCGATGGTGTTTTGATAAACCATACCCTGGAATGATGCTGTTTCACCTGCTTTAATGGCGTTGTTTTCCGCCCATTCAAAATACTTAACAACCAGATTCATAACTTGTTCCGGCGTGTGTTCGGTATTTTTTGCCAGCTTGTGACCAACCAGATCCGAATAGTTTTTATTCCAAAGCCTTTTGAAATTAGGCAAGCTCTTTTTTTCTTCGCTCATGTTAAATCCTCCTGTTGAGGCTCGGATTATAGCAAATTACAGACACAAAAAAACCCGCCGTAGCGGGTTATGTTTATTTGTATTCTTCAACCATGTGCGGGTAGTGTTTGCGCCTGAATGCGACAAGCTCCGCGATTTTGTCAAACCCCTTAGTGGTTTTCCATTTCTTTTCTTTGTTGCTGTAAATCGCAATTGCAATTTCGTGATCCTTAACTGCCAGATTAACGCCAGCGCTAACAATCAGATAGATGATAAAGCAAAGCAGTAGTGCGGAAGCGAAACCATAAATGAACATCATCATTCTATAACCCTCACAAGGTTTATTGAAAATTGGTGCGTTTCAGGATTAGCACCAGAAAGAGCCTTTGCGATCTGAATTGCGTCAACGTTGTTTAGCGCTTCAACCTCGCATTCAAAATCTTGCTTGCATGAGGCGCAATTGCGCCCCATTCGGCGTATGGTTAATTTAACCTTCCACATCATAGACGGAGCGCCCCTCTTCGGAGGTTACTTTCTCTATGTTGTTGATAGTGTGCCACGGGAAAGTAATGTCATCATTACCGAGAAACAGCCTGATTCCAACGTCGAAAAATATGTATTCGTCACACTCAAAAACCTTGCTTTCCACTTCTTCGCCGGATTTGAGTTTTTGCAGGACGTTAAAAGAAATATAAACTTGTTTCATAATTAAGCCTCTCTGAAAAGAAAGGCGGCGCGTCTTATAGGGCGAAAACACCATGCACACCGCCGTAAGTTGTGTAGCTATCGCGCTACTCGTTCGGCAGCTAGGCCGCTTTTATGTAAACGGCAACATCCTACCAATCAGAGTCGTCGTCGTCAATTACCCTTTAGCCGTTTGGTTATTATTCGTACTCGCCCGACTGACCAAAGCGCCCGTTAAGGTAGCCCATAAGCCAAACAAACTGCGTCCGACCGATTAGAAGATTGACGCCTTTGCTGTAATGCTTAGTGATGACTTCAGCCGCAACATGATCGTATTTCTTGCCGCCCTTGATTACTTCTTTCAGTTCTTCATTGGCCTTACGTGCCGCCTGTTTAACGATGTTATATTGCGCTTCATTCAGTCCGAACATTTTATAATCCTCTCGATACCCAAAGGTTGTACATGTCAAAGTAATGCATTGCGGTTTCCGTGTCCCCACGTTCTAATGCTTCGTTTTGCTTCTCTGCGCACCACTGCGACGGTTTTTTATAGCTATCCATACAAACACCTTACCAATTTTAGCGCCCCGTATAACGCTTTACAGGGCGTTTAAACACTATCGATTTTCGTTAAATTTTCCATCAAGGATATCGCGGAGGTTATTCAGCGTTTTCACCTTTGCGCAATCCCATTCCGGCGACCCTGGATTATCCCACACCGAGAAAGGCGCGTCGTTTGTCATATCATCAATCAAACATGCCACTTCATCAAGAACAAGCTCTTTGATGTATTCAAGATAATCCAGCGTTACCGCCTCGATACGTTCACCGCCAATAAGGGCATGTTCGGCGGCGGCGCGTTCTTCGTTGTTGTAGTAAATCGCCTCAACGATTTTCTTATGCCGCCCGTATGGTTTACGCAGAATGTCAATCTTCATATCGTTTCGCCTCAACCTGGTTTTCAAGTTGGCGGAAAACCTCCGCCGCTAAATCAGAATTTATTGTTACATTGTCAAAGCCAAAGTCTTTTCTGCTCCATCGCCAGCCGAAAGCGTTTAACAATTCGCGGCCTTGCTTGTCTGATAGGTTGATTGTGATCATTTACCGCACTCCACCTTGTCGAATTTGATTTTAGGGTTATCAACCAGGAAAACTACATCGTCGTCGTAAGCGTCTACGCGCACAATATACATCTTGCCATCTTCGGCTAGCAGGTAATCAGCATCATCACCAACAACCAATTCAAGATATTCACCATCCATGATGTAGCCATATGCTTTACGCGCTTCAAAGTAGGTATCTGTATAAATCATCGTTTTGCCTCCTGTGTTTCGATGGGGTAACTATATCAGCTTACCCCGATTCCGTTTTAGCAATTTGTGCTATTTTTCATACCTGGGAATACATCAATAAGGGCATCAGCAAGCGCTCTTAAAACCTTCGCATGTGTCACGATGTTTTCACCGTCAGGCACACGCATAACCTTTCGCAGTTGCTCCAGGACTTGAATATTTGGATCTTCTGAGTGAATACCGCTTTTCATCACTGCGCCGCCGATGTGCGCCACGCCAGCACGAGCGATAAAGAAATCATCAACTCCCAGGGTAACACGCCCTTTGCAGTGTTCGTAAATCATGCCGCCTGGTTTGGTTTCGTTGCGTATGGTTTCCGCTACAGCGTCGCGAACTCTTTCGCGCTCGGCTAGTGCCGTTGCATCACGTGCGATTTTTTCAGCGTTTAACAGGTGTTCACTTTTCATCACTTACAATCTCCCAATTTTGGCAACCGATATGCATTGAATGCATTAGCCTTGTGTAAAATGGGGAACCTAATTCCCCTTTGATTTTGTACATGCCTTGAAATTTGCCGCTGGTCTGCAATTCCGCCTCGTAGACCTTGCCCGGAGCAATCCAGGGCGTTTCGGCGTAATCAGTTCTTACCAGCATGAAATTTCCTCTTCCGCCACATAGTCATAATCTGCCTGGGTTAGTGGCTGATCCACTTTTACGGCATCCTCGATCACGTCCATCAAGATTGAGCAAGTGATAAGCCCGTTTTCATCAAAATATGTATCCGCCATCCATCGCGCCCACTGCCGCGCATTCTTGTAACCGCACCGCGCCAGGCCGCGCGGGTTTTTCGCGCTATCGTGCCAACCTCGCGCCATCGCCTCTTTTTCAAAAGCGTTAATTAGATATTTACGATGTGATTTCATACAATGTTTACCTCAACCTCTGATTTAAATGTGTGCTCTTTAATCATGCGACCATCGCGATCGTATGCGGTTACTACGCTTTCACCGTCTTTGTACTCAACACGATAATCAACACCCGGCGTGTAATACGACCCGCTATCATGCTTAATCAATAACATTTTACTTCGTCAACTCCCGCAAGTGATCAGAAACCTTGTTTTCTGCTTTTGCATCCATTCGACCGATTGCCACGCCAGCGCCATAAACCAGGACTACCGATAAAAACCCCTGCCAGGTATCAGCAGAAAGAAACAGGCCAGCGATAAGGGCGGAAAATGCGATAATGGTTTTCATGTTGATTCCTCTGATTGGTTTCACTCGACAAGAGGCACTATAGCAAATGCCTCTTAGCAAGTTTTAGCAATTCGTGCTATCGCAGGAATTTAGCCAGAATTTCTTTTACGGTATGCATCGGATCACCATCGCGCAAAAAGAAATCATGCTCACAGTACCCGTTTACGCCATGCCAGCCGATCGGCAACTGTATGTAGTTGCGGCTATCACCCTTAAACGTGTAATCGCTGCGGTGTAGGCGGCAAAGCTGCACATTGTGACCCGCTTCAACCAATGCAATAACTTCATCCGGGAAACCGCCATCTGTGCAAATAATCGGATAAACAGATTTTCTTGCTTCGTCGCTAAACCGCTTGCCGAAATACTGATTGCCGAATTGCGGCTTTATCACGTCCTCGCTAATCCAGATCATGAACTCTCGCGGAGTTTTACCGCTCAGGATATCAAGCGGCTTTTCTTTGCGCTCGCGGTCGTTGTATGCGTCTAGAAATTTTCCGTAATCGTGGCTCCCCAGGATAGCAAGCGCGATTTCAAACATTGGAGCCTTAAAGCTCATTTTTACAACGTGTTCGCGCGACCATCTTTCAACCATATTCCCGATCGTGTCTTTACCAGCGCCTGGTGGTGCATTCAAAATGATAATCTTAGCCATTCGTTAAAACCTCCGTTAAGTGTTGTAAATAGTAACCTTCTGCAAACATGCCAGCGATAACAACGGCGGTAAAGGCAATAGCCAGCCAGAAGCCCAACCGCCTATGATGTTTCATTGATCCACCTGGCGAAAACCGGAAATCTCATACGTGCATTGCTCAACGCTGAAATTCTTGCTTTCGCTGGAAATGCTAAATTCATCAACAACGAAATCACCGTATTCGATCGCGTCGGCAAGCTCGCGCAATGCCTTGATTGTCTTGTTCTTCTTCTCTTCCATAGCTTTAGCCATGCCACCCAAAGTCATAAGATCCATTTTATTACCTCGTTAGTTGCTTGTCTCGAACAAGCCCACTATATCAAATGGGCTTTAGCAAGATTTAGCAAAAAGTGCTATTTACCACTTAAATTTTTCATCTTTCAGCGCCTGGCGGAAAGCGGCTAGTGCGATGTAAGGCCAAACAACATATTCGTATTTCTCCGCGCTCGCGCCCGTTGAGTTAATCAGTGCGCGAAACACAACGAGGCCAGCAAGATAAAAAACAACAACCAGGAAAGCCAGAATGTAAATCATAGTCACCTCACATCATCATAACGAAAGCCAGGGCCACGCCGCACACGATAGCGCCAATTGCCAGTAGACCGAAATCAAACTTGCTATCGCTCGGCGGAAATCCTAACACCATGCGCTCTAAATCGTCGCTCGGCTTAACCTCTTTTAGAACGCCGCGCTTAAATGCGCTGTCAACGTCCTGAATGGTGCAAACCGAATTAACAACCGTTCCGTTAAAGTCGCGGTAAATCATTACCTCACCATCTTTCAGAAACCACTTGTTAACGCCATTTTCCAGCATGTAAAAAACGTTGGTTTTCATAATCCGATCTCCTTACTTAGCGTTGAAATGTTTTTTGGCTGCACGAATGCAATCGTTGAGTTTGATTTTCTTCACGTCCGTAACGTGGCTTGCAATAACCTTAACGTCAGCTTCAAAGTCAAACCAATGCTCATGCCCCGCTTGCGAGTAATCCAGGAAATCGCCGTGTAAGCTCCATGATCCACTTGCTGCTAACCAGAATGGAGAAAGCAAGCCATCTTTGCTAACGTGCAAGAACGTGTTACGGAAATTGTAATTAGTAAGCATGATAACGGTATTGCGTGGGGCGTTTTTGATTAACATTGTTATTTCCTCGTTTTGTTTGGTATGGGCTTACTATACCGCAAGCCCAGGATTCTGTTTTAGCAATTCGTGCTATTCTGATTCATTGTTCTTGATTGTAATTTCGGTGAAAGACGCGCCTGATTTCTCAAGTTCTGCCAACCATTGAGCCGCTCTTGTTAAGCATTTAAACTCTCGCTCGACTGGCTTGCTTGGTACTGGTAGCGGATCGCAAACACCATTTCTGATAAACCCGGTTAACTGCGCTTTAATCTTAATCATTTTTCCACCCCGTGAGATTGCAAGTGTGCGTGTGGCTTGTCGTATTCCGTTACCTGATAAGTTGTGATCCCCAGGCTGCGGAAATGCTTAATCACGTTTGGTGAATCGTCAAAGGCGCACGTGATTTTGTCCAGGCCAATAGCGCGCAAAACTTCCTCTTTGATAACCGTGTCTTTTCGGTTGTCGTCGGCGCGGCGCATAATCATGAAATCGTATTTCACGCCGTTGTTATAAAGCCATTCGTGGGAATCGGCTTCTATTTCATCGCTTCGACCAGTCAGGACAATGACGGCGAAACCAGATACCCATAGCCCGTTAACTATGGCGATGGTGTCAGTAATCGGCGTGTCATGCTTTGCGGCCTCGTTGAATTCAGACCAGGATTCTGTAAGGTGCAAATCCTTTTTAGGCAGCAGGTGCAAGCGGTGTGTGCCGTCGCTCAACGTGCCATCGTAATCAACAATTACAACGCCCTTTGAAACAGGGATGTGATATGTTTTACCCCAGATTGTTACGCTCATTCGATTCTCCATTTGCTTAACTCAACGAGGGGTACTTTACCAAATACCCCTGATTTAGTTTTAGCAATTCGTGCTATTCAATCCCATAGATTCCGATCTTGTTTGCCAGCTTCACCCACTGGATAGAGCCGTTCGCCTCGGCATCCTTCATGGATTGCCACCCGCTAGCCTGGCTTATCATGCGATACCAGCGCTTTGAGTTTGGCGACCACTGATAGAACGTGCCGTTCCAGGTTGTGATATATGCATCACCCATAACCATTTTCTTTACCCACATCTTGATCATCATGCGAGAATCTCCACAACTTCGGCCTCACCGCCTAAAATCCAGGTTAGCGTATCATCGAACGGGCTTGAATCCTTCACACGTGGCGCTTGCCCCGCCTCGCGGTCATAGCCATGCTTTTCAAGCTCGGTAATCTGCACATCCACCCACCCTAGCGCCTGGCACACTTCGCCCTCAATGGTGAGAGGAAATTTCATGCTGTGTGCGCCGTCATAGCCGCCGCTATTTTTCAGGATCACAACCGCTTTCTGCATTTCGATACCGTTCATCATAATTCCTCTTTCTCGTTTCGTTTCGATGGGGTAACTATACCGAATTACACCGCCGCCGTTTTAACAAAAAGTGCTATCAGATAGCGTCAAACACTGCCTTAAATTGTGCGCGGGTTTTGCACTCACCTAGGCGTTCAAAGATGGTTGCCGCGTATTGAGTTGCAGCCTGAAAAATGTAGTAGCGGCAATCGGCGGCAATGTCTTTCAGGTTGCGCTTGCCAAAATCAACCTCGTCCATGATGCCTTGAATGGTGAAAGCGTCATTTTTGGTAATGCGGTTTGCGGCGATGATTTCATTGATGGTCATTTTGTAAATCCCTCTGTTCGTTTCGTTGAGGCCATTATGCCAAATGACCTCGATCGAGTTTTAACAAAAAGTGCTATTTAGCCACCAGTCAGGAAGGTAATCAGCGCCGAAAAGAACAACGCAATCAACGTATAGACCGCCACGAATAGCGCCGGGATAAGTTTATGCATCATCACGCATCCTTACAGAAAGCATAAAGAAACGTGTTACCCTCCAGGCGTGTGCATAGGAGATTGATTTCCATTCCCTCTTCGCTTTCATAGATGCTCTTTGCCTGGTCGAGCATGGTTTTAAATTCCTCTTCCGTGATCTCTAATGCATCAAGGTTGGTTTGCAGCACCACATTGAACACGTTAGCGCTTGCGGTGTCGATTTCTGCCATAAGCGCTTCTAAATCGAATTTTTCCATGATTATTCATCCTCATTCATAAAGTTAAGTTTGATCAGGCCGTTAAGCTCCTGCATAACCTTTGCGACGGTTGCATACTCTTCCGGCGTGTAGTTTGCCAGGTTTGGCGAAAGCGCAAGGAATCTTTCAGCCGCCTTACTCACTGCCTTTTGCTTGTGTCGCTCCAGGTCGGCTTTGCTGTATACCGTCTTGCGGCGCTCGCTGCACAATGTGATCTTGTAAATCTCCATCCCAAAGAACTTGCTTTCTTCATCGTCGCAAAAGACCTTTTTCACTTTGATTGAGCCTGATTCTTTCACTTCTGGTACTCGGCTCATGATTGTTCGAACGTATGACGCAGGGTTATCAGCCGCCTTTCTGCCGTCCAACTCCTGAGACAGTAGCGCCATTGGGATCGAAATTTCGGTTTCGCTTCCGTTGGCTAATGCCTTTGCAGCCTGGCGTAATTTATCGGTGAAGCTGGTGTTTTGCATGGGTTTTTCTCCTGATTGGTTTCGATGGATGCATTATGAATTTGCCAGGTTTGCGAGTCAAAGTTTATTGTGTTGTTCTTATGTTTATTTTCAGAATTTTGTTCTGTTTAAACGCATTTCGCTGTTTATCTCCTTATAAATCAATGTGCTAAAACGTGTTTTCGAAATCCGCGCCAATTGCGCCAATACCCCCTATCTATATACATATGCTTTTACACATATACATTCACAAAATGTATGGGGGGTATGCCTATATAGCATAAACATAGTAAACAAAAGAAAACTATATAGTCATATATATAACTAACTTATTAATTTTTAAGGGTATTATATAGAAATATCTGTAGTTTTCTGTATTCGATTTCTGCGGCAACGAAACACGTAGACAGCGGAGAACATTTTAGACAAGCGGGTAGCGTGGTGCGGAAATTTTCGCGCTCAATCGGCGGATTATGTGCATTCTGCACTCATTCACTACATCACACACAAATTTGATTCAAATCAAATCACACACAAACGCGCCTTGAGTCAAGCCGCACATGATACCCGTTCATCAATATTCCAGTTCATCATAATTAATGCGATCGGATCGGATTGGCATCAACGATTTGCATCACTCAACGACAAATAGCACTTTTTGCTAAAACCAATCAGACGCAAACGGGTATAGTTACTCCATCGAAACGAATTGGAGATACGGCAATGAATATCAGCAAAACCACAATCAACTTTGCAGGTAAGCGCGGCATCGAGTTAAGCGTTGATGATTTCGGTAACGGTGAAATCCTTTGCATTTGGGAAGCTGATAACGATTGCGAATGGCTTTGCTCTTACCGTGTGAACAATGACGGCTCTTTCACCTGGAACGGCAACGTTTACCTGTCAGATGAAATCAAAGAAGAATTGCCAGCAACCATCAAAGACGAAAAGCACCTGAGAGAAGTGATTGCATTCATCGCCAGTGAGATCGCATAAATAGCACTTTTTGTTAAAACGGCGGCGGTGTAATTCGGTATAGTTACCCCATCGAAACAAATCAGGAGATAAGCAAGTGGAAACTCAAATCGACGTTAAAGTTATCAGCCGTAACAAAGAACTGACCAAAGGCATTTTCAAGAAAGGCGTAGAAATCACAATCGACCTTGAGGAAATGGTTTGCTATCACAGCGGCTTGACCTGGAACGTGCAACGTGTGAATGAGTTTTATTTCTGCCTGTCTGGTGATTCTAAAACTGTAATGGAGATTATTTAATGAAATTAGTATGCACCCGATCAAATCACGGCTCTAACGTTTGGCGATTCACAGAAGGGAAGGAATATAGAATGCATGGCGTGATTGAATATGATGCGCACGTGTTTGACGATAACGGGCTTGAACTTTGGCTTTACAAATATGACGGCGTGATAAAAGGCGCTGGCATTATTGGCTACACCTTCGCGGAGATTAAGAAATGACCAAAAACATTTACCGAGTTATGGCAACCAGCCGCGCAACCAAAAAAGAGGTTGTATGCTACATGGGCGACCGGGCTTGCATGGCAACCGCCACCTATGAAGATTTGCTCAAGCGCAAGATGTTTATGGAAGATTTCAGCGTAAGGCTTGAGCGACTCGATCCGATCATCGTAATGGAGAGCGAATAATGCGTAAGCGTCACCAGGTAACTTGTCATTGCAGGGCGTATGATTTCCCGCATAGGTTCGGCGGTGGCGCTTGCAATGGGATTGCCATTGTCGAGGATTGCGTTGGCGGTGTGTTGTGTCAATCGTGCTTACTCTTCAATGATGGTTGTGAAGTGCTGAAAGGACAGGAAGCGCCGCGCGAATGTGCGTATGTGCAAGAGTTTGTAGAGTACAACGAAATCAGATTGAAATAGCACTTTTTGCTAAAACAGCACCAAAGCGATCCGGTATATTACACACATCGAAACGAAACAGAGGATTACACAAAATGACTTTCGCAGAAAAAGTAATGGCTGAGAAAACCAAAAACCCACAATACCATATCCGTTACTTAGCGTTCACCGTAGACCAGGGCGGCAAGGCTTTTGCTGGTAGCGTGATTCAGCGCAACATGGCTTTTATGTCCTGGATTTCGGATCGCCTTTGCGATTATGAGATTGCGCACCCGGATCGCGTGAATAAAAATTTGGTCGGCCAGGCTGGATTGCTTGACCATAACGATTTCACTGATTTCATCGTTAGCGGGGCGTGGCGCAAAGATGCTTGACAAGATTTACAGAAACGTCGAGAACGGCAACTTTTACCGCGAGGGGAAGAATGGGAAAACTGTTTACTTTCGGCTTCCGTCTGGTGTTTGGTCGGTTGCCACGCGCTGGCGACCTGCCGACCTTGCGCATTATCCATTCATAGGAGTGAAATCATGATTGTTTACGTGGTTATGGCTGAGACACTTTACGAATGCTCGCACGTTGATTCCGTTTGGGATAACGAGACAGACGCAAGAAAGCGCGAGGCTGAGATAGACAATGGCGCTGTTCCATTTGCTGATTTCGGGCGCGTCGTCGAAAAAGAAGTAAATAGCACGAATTGCTAAAAATTATGATGTGCTGATTGGTATGATTAGCACATCCAAACAAAACAAGGAAATTTGAAATGAAACTGAAAACCAAAAGCATTCTGAACGTTGTTGATACTCACGGCAAAGCAGTGTTGAAAATGGATCGCGCTTCCGGCTTCATCCAGTTAACCATTACTAAGCGTGGTAATGATTATCTCATTGGTGAGCACCCAGGCGGCAAGATTTACAAGACCGATCAGAAGCTGTTGGCGCTTCAATTAGACGATTTCGCAATGTTTATCAACTCCTGGGCTTGAGGTTTGGCGATGGTACAAGATGCTTTCTTTGCTCGGCTGCACGAGGCTGAACAAGCCGGATTGAACAAAGAGGCCGCTTTAGAGGTGGCCTATAAACTGCGCACACTTGATGAAGCGCTTGGCGATATGGACATGGATCAAGAATGCGGTGCAATCATGGCTGATCCAACAATGATTGTTAATGATTGCGGTTGCAACTTCGACCCATCTTGTAAGCGCTGTTTCCCATTCTAAAATTTGCGGCCTGTTTCGCATTCTCCCGCGATTTCAGGCCGTAACCAATACGATTGCATACCCTGAAATTTAAACGGCTTACAACGCCATACAGAAAGGATTTAGACATGTTAATTTTCTCTATGTTTGACGGCTCCGGCTATGCGGCTTACGAATGGGCTAAACGTGGTCACAAAGTGAAGTGTTTCAACTTCGACGATGCCGATCATGGAGATTACGCCAGTGTGCGCATTAACCATCCTAACATCGAATATGTAAACGTATGGATTGATGAACAATTCCAATACGATGCATCTTGCGGATTCTACGGGCGACCAGATTTTATTATGGCCTTTCCGCCCTGCACCGACCTTGCTGTTAGTGGCTCGCGTCACTTTGCCGCAAAGCGTGAACGTGATCCGCACTTCCAGACAAAGGCTGTGCATACTTGCAGGATTGCCGCAATCGTGGCTTCGTACCATAACGCGCCATACTTCATCGAAAACCCTGTTAGTGTGTTGTCGTCGATGTGGCGAAAACCGGATCACATCTTCCACCCTTGCGAATATGGCGGATATTTACCGGAAGATGATAAACATCCTCACTTCCCTGAAATCATTCCGGCTCGTGATGCCTACACAAAGAAAACGTGCCTATGGACTAACGACCGCTTTAAGATGCCATTGCGTAACCAGGTACAACCAGACGGCGACAATAACCCAGGATGGGCGAAACTCGGCGGAAAGTCTGCGCGTACAAAGATGATCCGCTCTTTGACTCCGCGCGGATTTGCAAAAGCGGTTGTGCTCTTCAACGAGAAATAGCACTTTTTGTTAAAAATGCCGGATCTGATTCCGGCATAATGCATCCAACGACAACGAAAGGAGATATTGAAAATGAAAGTGATCCGCAACTCTGACAACAAACTGATGAATGCACGATATAAATCGGTAATGGTTCCAGTCAATGATAGCGGTGAATATATTGAAATGGATGTTTTCCAGGTAAAGTCCCTCGAAAAAGGATCTAAATGGTGCGATGCGCACGAGCCAGGATATCGACAAGTTAAAACAAAAACCATCAAATGCACGTGGGTTAACCACTCCATGCAAATCAAGAAAACATTCAAGACCGAAAAGCGCTATCAAATCGAATCCGGGCGCGTACTCGGCGCGGTGGCTGGCTATGTATTCGACGAAAACGGCGATCGCTTTACGCTCTATCGTGAAGAGGTCGGCTTCTCTGCTGGTGGTGGTGCTTATCTGTTTGAGGCGAAATACTCATGATCAATAAAGATTGGGCTTTCAAGGTCATTGAATCGAACGTTACAACGTTTAAGGCTGGCGACATTGTTAAACCTGTGCGCGTGTTCAATGGGCGCTGGCTGATTGGTTTTGATTACCGTCGCTCGCTTCACTTTGACCAAAAAGACAAGGTTACTTTTGAATGCTTTAGCTCTATCACTCCGGGTAAACTCCTAGTGAGAATTGAGCGGATCAAATAGCACTTTTTGCTAAAACAGGATAGTATTGTTGCCGTAAAATATGCGGCAACAAGAACAAAGGAGTTATAAGAAGATGTTTGATTTTGATTTTGACACCAACAAGCTAACGCCGGAACAAGTTATTGCACTGGCTGAAACCCAGGGCAAAAGCCCGCTTTATGTTGCTATCAAAGCCAACGGTTATCGTCAATCTTCCAGCTTCTGGAAGTCCGTTGTAGACATCAACGGCGCTAATGATCGCTATCCTGTAATCTCACTTGGGAATGACGTCGATGTTGTGGGTAAGCTGTCACGCAACATTGCAAACTCGGTGCAATTCCCTGAATCATCTGCTTACATGCATTTCATCGGCTGCATTTCCGCCGCGATGCTTGGACGCTTTACCGTGGAATATCACGGAAGCCAGCAACCAACGGCGTTATATGTTGTTACCAGTCAGCCACCATCAACGGGTAAATCTGCTATCAACTCTTTAGCAATCGCCCCGATGGTTTGCGAGACTGAGAGAATCAACGAGATCCGAAAGCAAGAGCGCAAAAAGAAACTGGCAAAACTCAAAGGCATTGAGAAAGAACTGAAACGCGAACTTTCAACAACTGAACTTGCGGCACTGTATGAAGAGCGCGACAACCTGGAAGAAGAAATTGAAAAGCTGTGTGATATTACTTTCCCGGTATCTGATACCACGCCAGAAGGTTTAGCACGTATCAACAACCGCCAGGGAAACTTTGCGGTAATCTCGGATGAAGCAACCAGTATTAACAGTTTGTTAGGTCTGACATACGCTAACAGTGAGCGCAAAACTAACAGCGAACTGGTTCTTAAAGCGTGGGATGCGGGGCATGTTTCTATTGCACGTGCTAACAGCGAAAACAACATGAGTTTCATAGCGTTAGGTTGCATGAGCGTAATCGCACAGGATGAAACAATTGCCGGGATTATGGATGCGGGGGCGCGTGGTATCGGTGTTAGTGAGCGTTTCTTGCTGGTACGCGAGCAATCATTTTTAGGTAAGCGCGTGTTCGTCGATAGCAATGATGATCTGATTTATGAGCCTGTTGATAAAACGCTGAAAGCTCAATACTTCCAGTTAGTTCATAATATTATGACCGAGCAAAACGTTGAATTACGCCCGTCGAAAGGTGCAATGCGAGTTTTAAACCGCGCTCGCCAGGAGTTAGAGCCAGATTTAGCCGATGGTGGTAAATATTCTCATACGATGTTGCGCGGCGCACTCGGCAAGATGGATAAACAAGTTATTCGCCTTGCGGCTGTAGTTCACACAATCCGTAACTGGTTTAGCGAAAACGGCGCACCACGCAAAGAGCGAGAAATTGATGCTGAGACAATGCAAGAAGCACTAATCATGTTTAACGAATTGCGTAAGACCTACATCAACGCCGCTAACGCTTCTGGTCATGCTGGTGACGACGCAGAAATGAGTAAACTGATTGAGATCATCATCAACGTTTCGCGTCAGAATAAAGGCGTTACCAATGCGCGAACGATTTATGAGAAAGCGCGTAAGGTTCGACCGTTTACCGGGCAAGCGGGAGTTATGAAACGCATTGAAGAGCAACTATTGCCGATGCTTGAGGAAAGAAATTATATTTGCGTCGTCGGTAAATATATTTACGTGAATCCTTCTCTTTTGGGGTAGTTTATGTTTCTTCTGGATCTGTATCGCTTTTGTGAGAGCAACGAAAAATTCACGCGCCAGGATTTGGCGCGGTTCGTTTATCGTCATAGAGAATGCGCAAGGCTTGCGGAAGCGGCGGAAACAACCGCCCGGTATTTTGCCTCCTGCGTATCAAAGGAATTTGTTTCCCGCATGATGGGCTTCGGTTATCTGGACGGCGTTAACCTGGTTTACTGGTGCAAGGGATCAACAAAGCGCCCTTTCAACTTTGAACTGTTTAGCCTGGAAGGTGAGCGCAACAAATACATTTACGAATTGATGCATATTGAGGAATTAACGGATGAACAATTATTTGGGCGCACAGGCAATAATTGATAAGGTTTTAGCAGAATGCGCCGCAAGGAGTGTTAGCCATGATGATCTTATATATGCGTTGATGCTTCTCCTTTATTCCGACATGCGAGCGTTTGATGATCATGAACACCAGCTTACAAGCGACGATGGAGAATTGTTAATTCACATTAGAAGATTCACATAAAAATAAAGGAGCCGTTAGGCTCCTTTTTTAATTCCGAACTTCTGACCAATTACCATGCCAACCATTAGGGATAGCAGACAAAACAGCGCGGTCAATTCCCACGAGTTACCACCGTCTGTATTCCTGATCTCGATCTTATCCGCCTTGATGGTTTCCGCCTGTATGCTTGAGGTGCTAACCTTCTTTTTACTGGAAGAGTCAAGACCGTTAACGGCTGAATCTTTGATCGTATTTTCCTGCTTGCTGCTTGTGTCCTGCTTTGCCGTAATCCCCACGGTTTGCTTTACGTTCTCGGCTCCTGCCTGAGCGGTGATTTCTGGCTTACTGCCAACAAGACCAGTCAGGGCGCTGGACGCTGAACAACCTGATAAAGCAAGCGCCATAAAGCAAAGAAACAATGCGATCAAGACGCTTTTAATGAATGTGTTCATTTTTTCGGTAACTCCTTAACGCAATATTTGAACTCCACGGCGCGGCGATTTTTCAAGCCTTTAGACTTTTCTTTCTTCCCGGTTTTCGGGTTTCGGTAGTAAGTCCAATTCCAAAGCTGATCACAAGCCTGGTATAATTTCCCCTGGTTAATCAGCTTTAGCATGGTTGATTTTCTAAATGCGCCCTCTCCAGCGTTGAACGTGAACGAGTAAAGCGCCGCCCTCATTGATACAGGAATATCAACCTTAACCGCCTTATCAACAACCTTTGCGGCGTGTTGCATATGCTTTGCTAAAAGCGCGTCACATTCTCGGCGTGTGTATGTTTTGCCTGGGATCACATCCTTGCCCGTTATGCCGTGGCACACTGTAGCGATTCCGGCAATATCGTAATACACCTTGTATTTCACGCCCTCGACTTCCTCAAGCAATGGCGATGCCACCATGAGAGCCGCGCCAGTGACTGACGCGACGATATTTTTCTTAATGGTCATTATGTGCGCTCCTTATTCCTGAGAGCTAAAGCGGTTCGTAAGTCGCCAGCGTCCAGCGCTTCACGGATCGCCTTGCTGTCACGCCAGCGGAGATATGCACCCCAAAAGCCGAAAGCAACAAAAAAAAT